ACGATTACTGCTCAAGGTACTGAGACGGTTAGCCTTGTTGCCCACAAGGCTGGCGGTGCACTCACTACAGGCGTACTCGCTACTGCCGAGGCACTAGAATTTAATGGCAACGCCAATGGGGACACCTTTACTATTACAGTTCCCGTCGCAGCCGGAGGCACCGCGACAACCTTTACATTCACACTTCAAGATGCAGACCACGGCGAGGCTGCCGCGGCAGGTGCGTTTGTGATCAAAAGGGGCGTCGGCGGCGCGACTGACACGGCCGCTCGTGTTGCGGCTGTGGTTAAGCAATGCATTGACGGCACAAATGATGGACCAATTGCAGCTGCAACCCTCGATAGGCCAGCTACTGGCGAAGGATCTGTGGGAACTGGAATTCAAGGCATTACATGTGCTGTAACTAATACTGACAATGTTACCATCACCTCGGCAGCTTTCGGCGCTGCAGGAAGCACGATTGCATTTACAGAAGGCGCCGGCGATAATATTATTGGCGGAGCTACACTTGCTGATGTTGCTGGCGATACAGTGGGTGTCGACCGCACAGGCGCCTCGCTTTCAACTAGAACTATTCAAATTACTGAAGGCGCCACAGCCGGAGATCAGGTCGAGGTAGTCGTTGTCAACGGACAGTGGCAAGCAAAGTCATACAGAGCCGAATAACAGAAAGGAACCCCAATGGGAAAACGTAGAAGAAGAATAAATAATCCAAAATTTGCAGTAAAATTTGCAAAAACAAGAGAAACCTACCATAAATTAAGACAAACAGTAGAAGACGTTGTCGATAACATCACCGAAACTGTTGAAGATGTTATCGATAATGTTACAGAATCTGTTGAAGAGATTGTTGAAGATATCAAAGAAGTTTTTGAGGAGCCAAAAGAAACTCCAAATGCTTTAAAATTTATTGACAAAGAAGAGCAAGAGCCAACAGTTGAGCCACCGCCAGTTGTTGAGGAGCCAAAAGCAGAAAAGCCTAAAACAATTCGTAAAACAACAACAAAGAAAACTACAGCCACCACTACAAAAAAACCGGCTGCTAAGAAACCTGCCACAACAAAGAAAACTGCCACTACAACTCGTAGAGGCCGAACCACGAAAACAAAATAACAAGCCTAGGTTAAATGCTCCCTCAAATAACTAGTTATAGTGATAAACTGTATTCAGCGAGGGATAAGAATGTCTGCACCAACACTAACACCAGCGAGCACTTTGTCTGCTATTGTATTGCCAGTTACTGGCAGTAGTTTAAGCGTAAATTCTGCAGTGCCATACAAAATTTATTCAGAAGAAACATCACCAATGTATTCTTCTGAGTTCATCTCCGGAGCAGTAGATCAAGTCTCCTACGTATATAAAAAGCTTGGTGGAGATGTTTTAGATCTTGAAATTACAGAAGGAAATGTTTACTCTGCCTACGAAGAGGCTGTACTCGAATATTCATACTTGGTCAATATACATCAGGCAACAAATGTATTGTCTGACGCATTGGGCAATACAACTGGGTCTTTCGACTCAAAAGGTAATTTAGAAGCAGGAGCATTGTCATCTTCTTTGGGCGGCTCACACGTCGCGCTAAAGTATCCAAAATTTGACTATAGTATGACTCGCCGCATTGGAGAAGGTGTATCATCTGAAATCGGTCTTAATGGATCAGTCCAGTATTCTGCGTCTTTTGACACAATTGTGGGAACTCAAGACTATGACTTGCAAAATATTTTAGAAAATTCTGCTGAGTTTTCTACTCCTATCGCTGGAAAGAAAGTATTAATTAAGAAAGTATATTATAAGACTCCACATGCGATGTGGAGATTTTTTGGATACTATGGTGGACTAAACGTGGTTGGAAACTTGCACAATTATGGACAATTTTCAGACGATTCTACGTTTCAGCTTGTCCCAGCATGGCACAACAAAGCACAGGCCATGGCTTTTGAAGATGCGATTTATACTAGAATGTCTCACTACTCTTATGAACTAAGGAATAACAAAATCAGACTGCACCCTCGTCCGTATTCTGGCGGCCCAGGCAAAATGTGGATTGAGTTTTCAATACCAACTGATGTTTGGGATAACGACGACAAAACAACCGATGGTGTGAATAATATGAATACTTTACCAATTGGAAACTTACCATTTGGTAGCATAAATTCTATTGGTAAGCAGTGGATAAGAAGGTTCGCCCTAGCGCTTTGCAAAGAAATATTGGGTCAAGTCAGATCAAAATTTTCTACAGTGCCAATTCCTGGCGAGTCAGTGACACTAAATGGATCTGCTCTAATATCAGAAGCTAAAGATGAGCAAACGAAATTAAGAGACGAGTTAAAACAGACGCTAACTGAATTAACTTATGCTAAGATGGCTGAGCAAGATGCTGGCTTGCTTGAGAACACTGAAAAGGTGCTGCAAAAAGTGCCTTATCATATTTACGTAGGATAGTAATTTATGTCTGATGATAACAAATGGTCACAACCAGCAAACCCACCTCCACCTCTTTTTGTTGGCCAAAAAGAGAAAGATCTTGTCAAGCAAGTAAACGACGAGGTTATTGAGAGGGTCGTTGGGCAAACAATAATATATTATCCAATAAGTTTAGAGCATACAAAATTTCATCCATTGTATGGCGAAGCAATCGAAAAAACATTTTTAGATCCTGTTAGAATATATGCGATGGTTAAATACGAATCCCAATCAACTACAACCACGCCTCTTGGCATCGACCGCGTTGAAAGGATAAGTATCGCTTTTCACAAGAGGAGGCTCGTAGAGGATCAAGACATGTTTGTTAGAGAAGGCGACTTTGTTCAGTACGGAGAAAATTTTTATGAGATTTTGACCTTAGAAGAACCTAAGTGGCTTTTTGGTAAAATTGAATCTAGCTTTGAAATAGCAGCAAAGTGCATTCGAGCTAGAAAAGGATTATTTGAGGTGATACAGAAATGAGTGACTATAGAACAACTGGAATTCCAGAAAAAAAGTACTTCAACCCCTCTACAATAGAGAATATAGATCACTCAATATATGATTACATTACAAAATTAAATTTATCTGTTGATACTAATGACGGGCCCGAAAAGGTTCCCGTTTTATGGGGAACTTCAGAGAGAGCTTTTCTTTCTAAAACAGATCGCCAGGTTAGAGATTCTCAAGGTATGTTAAAGCTGCCCCTAATCTCTATAAAAAGATCTAATGTGCAAAAAAGTCTACCAAGTAAGGGTGTTTTTCAAGGAACGGTTTTCGAAAATGACGACGAGCAGGGTGGCTCTTTAGTGGTAAGTCGGGTTATAAATCAAGAGAAAACAAGAGCTTATGCTAAATCTACCGCTCAAAAATCCACACAAGACTCTTCTTATCCGATAAAAAATAGCAAGATTGTATATCAAACAATTTCAGCCCCAATGCCGGTAAATGTTGAAATAAGTTATGAGATTACACTAAGAACAGAATATCAACAACAAATGAACAATTTAATGTTGCCTTTTATAACAAACCCTGGTACAATAAACTATATAAAGTTAGAGAATGATGGCCACAGGTATGAAGGCTTCATCGAAGGCCAGTTTTCTTCAAAGAGTAACCTTTCCGATTACTCAAATGATGAAAGAAAATTTGAAACAATGATAAATATAAGAGTAGTTGGCTACTTAGTTGGTCAAGGAAATAATAGAGAAAAACCTCACTATTCTGTAAGAGAAAATTTTGTAGAGGTTAAAATTCCAAAAGAATCTGTTATAATAGATCCCAATGAACTAGAAAAGTACGGACTTTAATAGTTCAAAAGTCATAAACGCAAAATGAAAGGAAAAAAAATGACTGAAGAAAATAAGATCGATTTCGCTCAAGAGGAGAGTGAAACAAGAGAAGAAGAGGCTCCGGAACTAGAAACATCAGAAGAAGAATCTTCTGAGGTTGTCGAAGTTGAGTGGGAAGACATGGAAGAGTTGCTTATGGTTAGGCAAAACTATTCTGATAACCAGGCCCTGCTAAGTGATATGCTAGTAACTCATGAGAGGCAGAAGTTAAATCTTCTGCAAAGAATGAACGACCTTGAAGCAGCCATGAATAAAATTGCAAGAGATTTGCAAGAAAAGTGCGCCTTGAACCTTGATTGGACGTATGAGCTTAAGCTTCCAACCCAACTTGGAGAAAAGGGTTACTTTATCAGGAAAGAAGACTAGCTGACCAACTATTTACTTATACTTAGTGATCTAGTAAAAGTTAGAGGGTTAGAAATGTATTCTACAAGTGATATAGGAATTGCCGCTTATTTGCAATTAAAAGGCATTAAAATAAAAGAATGCAAAAGACTAGAAACAGGCAAATTTTATTTTTCGTTTGAAGACCCTGATGACCGATGTAAATCTCTTTCATTAGAGTTCTTAGATTCAGATTTTTGTAAGTTTGATAATAACGTTAGAAATTTAAAGAAAATTTTATTTTCATAATTTTATTTTTTGTTACTCCTTTTTACTTTAGTTTAATTAAAATTTTAAATTAGTTTTAAAACCAAAATATTTTAATAAAATAAACAAGGAGTAAATATTACATGGCTACAAAAATAAATCCAACCCAGTTGACCCTGACTGGTTCGAGTGCTAATGCACTCGGAGCTGCAGGCTTAACTGATTCTCACAACTTTCTCGTGCACACCACGGATGGTACTGCGGTGCAGACAATTTCTGCAGCGTTTGCACAAAACTACTTTGGTGACCCCGATGTCACCGCCGGAAACGGCTCCGATTCGATGAAAATCGCTTTTGTATCTGGATCTGGTGACCGAAAAGAAGTTTTCGTCGACTCAGGAACAGGACTATCGTATGTTCCAAGCACAGATACACTTACTGCAGGCGTCCTTAGCGTCACTGGCGATGCATCGATCGGTGACGATCTGACTCTTGGTTCTGACGCGGCTCTCATAACACTTGGTAACGCGTCAAACTCAGCGCAAGTAATACTGACACACGTCTCTGCTGCTATTCCTGCACTCAGAGTCCAATCAGGCCGAAAAATTAGCTTTGGCGACGAAGATGTTTTTCTTCGCAATTCATCTGATGGCACTTTGGTCGTCCAGGGTGACAGCCAGGTAGATATCAACAGTACGGGCGACATCACCGCTGACGCTGGTGGGACACTTTCCTTGCAAGGTGGAGCAGCATCGGACTTGACAACTAGTGCCGGTAACCTGTCTCTCATAAACAGCTCAGCCGATAGCAAAATTTTAATTCAAAGTGCTATAACTGGCTCTGCGGTTGGTATCCACATTGATGGTAACTCAGCAGCAGGATCTCAAGTAGATATCGACGCAGGTACCCTCACCATCGACACCACTGGAACCGCAATTCACACAATCGGTGGAGCTTTCACTTTGGATGGAGCCTCCACAGTGGCAATCGATGGTGTCGGAGGAATTAATATCGGTACTGCAGACTCCGGCGCTGCCATCAGCATCGGTCATACCACTTCAGAGGTTACCGTCAATGATAACCTTACAGTTACTGGTGATCTTACTGTTAACGGCACAACCACAACAGTAGACACCACAAACCTCCAGGTTGAAGATGCGCTCATTATTCTTGGTAGCGGCTCAAGTGGCGAAGCAGCCAGTTCAAACGTCGACCTTGGTTTGATTTTCGCTATTAGTGGAACTACCAACCCAGCAATATACTGGGATGCCTCAGAAGGCGAATTTGCTTTTGTTAGAACTGAGCACTCTGGCACAGTCGGCAGCGGGGCGCAGATTGTACCTGCAACTTACCATGCTGTCCGTGCTGGTAGCCTTGTTCTTGACGACGCTGGTACTATTGGTAACAATACATTGGCTGATATCATTACTTTTAATTCTGATGGTGATACGACCTTTAAGGATGGCGCATACGATGTTAATATCGCATCTCACGATGGTACAAACGGTCTCGCTCTCGGTGGCACTATCGTCACCTCCCTCGCGGGAGAGCTTAACCGCCTTGATGGTTATGCAGCAGCAACTTTTTCGAATACTGCTGACAGCATTGTGTTCTCGGACGCCGATGCATCAACAGGTGGTGGCGATGTACGTCACGTAACAACTGCTAACTTCCTCACCGCAATCGCTGGTGATGGTCTAGAAGTTGCTTCAAGTCAGTTGAAGGTGGACCAGAAAGAAGAATTCTTTCAGTCTTCTTCTATGACAACCGGCCTCACCGCCAGTTTAGCTGTTAACCACACCCAGCAGCTTACACAGTCATTGCAGGTATTCCTCAATGGTGTTTTGCAGCAGCCATCTGGTACTTTGGGCCTTGCTAACGCCGGCGATTACAAAGTCCAGAGTGACGCACACCTATGTATGAATACGGCGCTTGACGGTGATGACGTTCTTACAGTTAGATACATCAAGAAATAATACTTATCCTTCCAATTTTACTAAAAATCCCACCTCAGCCCGCCTTTTTGGCGGGCTTTTCTTTTTCTTCTTTCCATTAGAACAAGCAAAAACTATTTATTAAGTAAAATAACATTTTAATGTTCCCTGAAAGGAGAAAATAGCATGTCATCATCTAGAAAGTTTAGATTTGTTTCACCGGGTGTCTTCTTAAAAGAGATAGATAATTCACAACTACCATCTGTCCGAGAAGCATTGGGTCCGGTAATTATAGGAAAGACCACTAAGGGCCCCGCCCTGAAGCCAACAAAGGTAAGATCTCTTGAAGAATTAGAAATAATTTTTGGTAAGTCACCTGCAGGAGGCTCAGTAGACCCTTGGAGGGAAGGCTCAAGTATTCTGTCGGACAGTCATGCAATGCATGCAGCTAGAGCTTATCTAACGGCAGGAGACGGAACAGATTCTCCAGTTACTATAGTGAGATTATTGGGTATACCCGGTGATGATGCTGCTCCTGACACAGCTGGAGAACCTGGGTGGGAGACTAAAAATGCATATGGCCTGTTTTTAATAGACGATCCAAGCACCTCTATATCAAATACAGGCTCAACTGATGCAGAGCTTGCCGCGATATTTTACGGAATAGAAGACGACTTTGGAGTTAAATTATCAGGTACTGAAGTTTCTGGAAGTCAGGAAACCGCTACTGGAGGAGTTATTGGAAGCGTTGTAAATTTTGCCAGTAACGATCAACTAGAAATTAATCTTAGTGCTTCAACTGGCACCACATCGAAAAAGACTCTTTTTGCAAATATAAGAAAAGACTTAAATACTAATCCAGTTGCAACTAATATGCGAATTTCAAATGTTATTACGGGAACTCTTGCCGATAAATATTGGCTTGGTGAAACTTTTGAGCAAACATTTTCAAAATTTGATAAAACCCTCACCAGCGACGGGAAAAAGTCTGCTTTTATAGTCAAGCTCGCTTCGGGCCCCGCCGGTATGAGCGATTTTCGAAGCAGCAAGCACGGTGCAACCGCTGCAAGAACTGGCTGGATATTTGGACAAGATACAACGAACAACAATACAACCTTCTCAGTTGACAATCAGCAAAAATTGTTTAGAGTTATCGCTCTTCACGAAGGCCAGCAATCTTCCAAAGAGTTAATAATTGGAATAGAAGACATTCAGGTTCCGCGAGAAGGCTCTGCAGAAGAATACGGCTCCTTTGCACTCGTTGTCAGACAAATAGGTCGACGAGACATCGTTGATCTAGAGAGGTTTTCAAACTTAAATTTTGACCCCTCTTCAGAAAATTTTATTGCAAGAAGAATAGGCGATCAAATTACTGAATGGAATTCTCGCGAAAAAAGAAACAAGACATATGGAGAATTTCCAAATAAATCACAATACATTCGGGTTGAGATGAATTCGGATATCATCAATGGTGCCATGGTCAGCAAAGAGCAGGTGCCTTTTGGATTCTTCGGGCCAGTTCGACCAGCAACGATTGGATTGCAAACAGAATTGCAAGGCGCAGTTACTGCTCAAGGAACTCTTACTGTAAAAGTAGATGGTCCAGCGGGCGCTGCGGTTCACGCTAATACAATAACAATAAAAGATACAGATGGGACAGCAATACAATATACTTTTGACAATGGCCTTGCGACAGGCTCTGTCGGCTCCAACGCCGGCGCACCGAAAATTGGTATTGCGGGAGTTACGGGATCCTTGGCACTCGCGACAGCAATTAGAGATGCTCTGTTGGTTACGACGCCAACAAACCGCGCTGATCTAAAGCTGTCTATTGGAGACCCCGTTGACGACGGATCCGACCATAAAATTACAATCACTCAGACTTATAAGGGTCCCATCGCAGATTCAGTCGCCACCAGTGCTGATGCATCGAACATAGTCGCTAATGCCGCTGCACGCACCGGCAATCTGGGTCACACAGGGACTGAATTCATCACAGCTTCTGCAAGTGACTGGGCTCATGGATCAGTTAAAGTTAATGGTATTGCTTTGACGGGCGCAACCGTTAATCTTAAATGGCCCTCGATGCCTTTAATTAATACATCATCAGCCGGAAACAATTATTTTATGGGTGTCTCTCCATATACGCTGTCTTACGGCAGCGAAGGTGAATCTACAGATGGCTCGACCGTCTACCCAGGATATGTCGACTTTCTAAGGAGAATGTCTGCACAGGCGACGTCAGCATTTGTCGGGGATCAGGATTCTGGCTTTATAACAGCCGGGAAAACAGAATACAGTTTTAAGTTTACTTTGGACGATGTTATTCTAGCTCCCAGGCCCGGACTTGCTTCAACAGGTTCTATAGCAGGCACAGGAGATGTCTCAAAGGTAGTTTATAAGTCAGGATCAAAGAATGCATTATCTAGTTCACTGGACAGAAGCTATTCGGCTCATGTTTCTACTGGTTCTGCTGGAACTTCCCTGAGAACATTGCTAGATATTGTTGGTGGTTTCCACATGCCACTCGACGGTGGCCACGACGGCCTAGACATCACTGAGTCAGATCCTTTTAATGAGTCTGTGCTTAGTGCAAATAGCACTGCACTATCTTACGCTTTTGCTTCGATCGACCGAGCAATCGAATTGATAAAAGATCCTGAAGCAACTGAACATAACTTGGCAGTGATGCCAGGTATTTCAAACACTGTGTTGACTACTAAACTTGTAGATACATGCGAAGCCCGAGCAGATTCTTTAGCAATTATAGACTTACCAGGTGTATACGTACCACCTTCGCAAAAGAAGTACGACACCTTCCAGGAAAGACTCACTGTTACTCCTGAGCAAGCTTCACAAGCCTTGGTAGAGCGTCAGCTGAATTCTTCATACGGTGCAGCTTATTACCCTTGGGTAAAAATAAAAGATACATCACGAGGACGCGACCTTTGGGCACCACCTTCAGTGGTTGCACTTGGAGTGATGGCTAATACTGAAAGAAATTCGGAAGTTTGGTTCGCGCCTGCAGGCTTCAACCGCGGCGGCCTAAACCAAGGCAACGCCGGCGTTCCAGTACTGAGCGTTACAGAACAGCTCTTGTCAAAAGACAGAGACACACTTTATCAGGCAAACATTAACCCTATCGCCTCTTTTGTTTCAGAGGGTATTGTGGTCTTTGGCCAAAAAACACTACAATCGACACAATCAGCGCTTGATAGAATTAATGTTAGAAGGTTGTTAATTTTTGTAAAGAAAGAAGTTTCGAGAATATCTAGAAACCTCTTATTTGAGCAAAATATCCAAGCTACCTGGACAAGATTCCATGGCCAAGTTCGTCCATTCTTGGAAAGTGTAAAAGTTAGGTTTGGCTTAACAGACTTTAAGGTTGTTTTGGACAGTACAACAACAACACCAGATCTCGTAGATAGAAATATTATGTATGCGAAAATTTTTCTTAAGCCAGCGAGATCAATTGAGTTTATTGCAGTTGATTTTGTTATAACAAGAAGCGGCGCGAGTTTCGCAGATCCGCTTGAATAAAAATTTTTGACAACTATATATTAGTAGGAGTGTACTTACAATGACAACAACATATAATTTTTGGAGCGAACCTAATTTAGAGCCAAAAAGAAAATTTAGATATCTTCTGTATTTTGCAGGCATGCCACAGTTTATAGCAAAGACAGTTAGCAAGCCATCGTTTCAGGTGGGAACTGCTGCTCATAGCTTCTTGCAGCATAATTTTAATTTCCCGGGAAGAGTTACGTGGCAGGATGTTAATATTACAATAGTTGACCCGATTCAGCCAGACTCAACAGCAACTTTGTACAATATTTTAGGAAGCGCTGGTTACGTTTTGCCTACTGACGTAAACAGAGAAGATGGAACCGGAAAGCGAACAATTACTAAAGAAGATATGGTGAACTCTCTGGGGCCAGTTGTCCAGATAGACACAATCGGCTCTGGCGGGGCCCAAGACGTTCTAGAGTCTTGGATATTGAAAAATCCACAAATTACATCTGTAAATTTTGATACTTTGGACTATAGTTCTGATGACCTCTTAAATATACAGATTTCACTCAAGTATGACTGGGCGACTCTCAACGAAATAGGAGTATCCCCAGGCGCTGGCCTCGGTTGGAGATCTGGAAACCAGGAATAATATTTTTAAACAAAGTATAATAAAATGGTATAATAAAAGAACATTAGTTAAATTACTCAACTAATAAATTCGAAAGCGAGAAAGAATGTCAAGAAATTCTAGGAAACTAAACAGAAAGCCACAGCCAAAGTACAATCCCAATAGTCAAAACCCACCGGGACCACCACCAGCGCCTCCACCCCAGGCGCCTACTGTCCCGACTAATAACAATAACCCTTTTGGACTATCATTCGTTACTCCAACAGAAGATGTGCTTTTACCATCTGGTGGCAAATTTTATCCAAAATCTAACCCTTTCCATGGGCTTAGCAAGGTTGAAATAAAGCATATGACTGCTAGGGAAGAAGATTTGTTATCAACTTTAAGTGAAAACAATGAACAAAATATATTCAACACATTAATAGACGGAATTTTAACTAATAAAAATCTTAAAGCAGAAAACTTATTGGAACAAGATAAGTTGGCAATTTTACTTCGGGCCCGTGCTACAGGGTATGGAGAGGTATATGCAGCTAGCGCATATTGTGAAAATTGTAAAAAGTCAACTAAATTTGAATTTAACCTAAGCAAAACAGAAATAGTCGAACCAGAGACAGAGTTTTTGTTCGACGAGGAAACGAACTGCTTTACTTTAGAGTTGCCAGTTTCTAAAATAAATGTTAAAATTAGAAACATAAATGATTCTGACCTTAAATCAATTAATGAAGAAAAAGCTAAGAAAAAAGAATTAGGCATAGACTTTAACCTAACAATATCAAAGTTAAGCAGAATGATAATTATAGCTAATGATATTGATGACCGAAGTATGATATCTAAATTGGTAGAAGTACTACCAGCTGCTGATGCCAAGGTTATTTTAAATTTTTTCGAAGATGTTTACCCTAGAATCTCTACTCTTCAAACGGTAGAATGCTCAGAGTGCGGGACTCCGAGCGAAAAGGAGGTGCCCCTTTCGTGGGCCTTTTTTCGCGTTGACTTTTGAATATATTGAAAAAGTCACATATGAACAAATATTTTTCCTGATGAGAGAAAACAACTTTTCTTTTACCGAAGCATACAACCTTCCTATAAAATTACGCTCTTGGTTTGTAGAAAGACTAATTAAGTACCTCCAACCTAGTGAATAAAAATATTTTTTTTTCTATTTAAAGTATAAGACACCAAAACAGGCGGATTTTTAAATATGGCAACACCTTTACCACCAGGACTGGGCATAGATAGGGCAGAGTGGGATACTTTATCTGAAGCTAGCAAAAAGTTATTTGCAAACCTGTATAATCGTGTAGAATCTCAGAAAAATCGGTTTACGACTGCTCCTGTCGGCAGCAAAGATTTTAGAGATAACTTAGGCGGTGTAACCGATGAGGCAGCTAGATTAACGGAAAAACTCAAAGCCACTCAGGACGCAGCAAATGAACTACAGGGTGCCTTTGGTAGCATTGCTTTTGAGCCTTCTATACTTGAGGGAATCTCGGGCGCAGCACAAAACTTAGAAATTTTAACTGGTAACGCCAAAGCCGGAGCCGCAGCATACAAAGCACTATCTGAAAGATTCGCTTTTTTCAATCAAATTTCGGGTGCCAATTTAAAGGTAACTGGCACACTTACTGGTCAGACTGAAACACTAACATCACAACTAGCAGCTCAAGCAGCTACGCTAGAGCAACTGGGCTTGAGTGTGGGCTCGTTTGCTAAAAATGTTGATTCTGCAATATTTTCTTTTGCCTTAAATGAAAAGCAAGTCCGGTCTTTTAATTTTGCAATTAAAGATATGGCTAATAGTTTAAAGATGGCACCAGAAGAGGTTTCTAGAAACTTTCAACTTCTTACTAAGAATTTAGCATATGACTTTACAACAATAAAAGATCAATTTGTCAAGTTTCAGAAACTTTCTCTTCAAACAGGTATATCTGTTGGCGACCTCAGTTCCGGCTTCGGCGCGAGAATGGACACAATCCAGGGTGCCTCGTCAGCAGCTGCCTCAATAAACCAGCTTTTGGGCAGAAATGCTTTTTCTGCTACAGAGCTTTTAATGATGGACGACGCAACCCGGGCAGAAAAAATAAGAGAAGCAATTATTACTGATCCTGCAATTATGGGAGATATTAAGTCAGGTTCGGCAGCTGGAAAATTTGCACTCGCATCAGTGGTTGAAGCACTACCAGGCTTCGATAGAGACACAGCAAGAAGGTTTCTTATGACCGGTGATGCTTCTGTAAAGGATAAGATTGGCGAAGCTGTAGACCGAAATGTTACTGGAGCTTCAGCTGAAAAATTCAAGCAGCTAGAGATGAGCACCGACGATTTAGTCAAAGCTTTTAAAATAGCATCTGATGAGATCATTCAAAGATTTGACTCGGACGATGCAAGGGCTTTTCGTGCACGCCGGGAACGTTTGCTTGAAGGACTCGCTCCTGGCGACATCACCGGCGCCGACCGTGCACGAACACTGCCAGAGCTTGCAGGAGTATTGGCTACATTCGGACCTATGAGAAGAGGCTTGTCAGCTGATTTGGTTGCCCGGGCAATGGACCGCCCAGATATTGTTGACCCTCGAACGCTGGAAAGGCTTGTAAAAGCCACGCAGGATGGTTCTGTTGACCCTCGTAAATTAAATGAACTCTTGACCAACGCATTAACTGCTGAAGGCACCATGGAACGCGGGAGAGCAATAACTGAGATTGCGAATCGAGGTATGCTATTAGGAAGTGAAGACTCTTTAGTTCAAGAATTGTTTAAAGACCTGGGCCCTGTGGCTCGATCTGGATTACTTGGAATAAAAGACGTAAATGAATTTGCATATCGAACCACACTGCGCGCCTTGACTGAGGCCCGGATGAGCAACGACACTGCTGCCCTGGCAAAAATTAAGGCATCGCTGATAAAACGCGGCGAAGAGGGAAATAAACAAGGTGCATATGCCTTGCCAAAGCCCGATACCGGTAAAAAAGTTCGTACGAATTTGAAAACTTTTCAGTCAGATCTGCAAGAGACCCTGCAGGGCACAGGAATAACACTTGACGACATTAACTTTGACGTTACAAGGGAAGACGTTGGGAAGAGGCGAAGACTACGAGAAGAGCTTACGCCTATAGAGGACATGAATTTATCTCGCATACCTCTTAGGGTGCAAAACATAAACAATAACAACGTTTCAGTAAATTTGGTCGCAGAAGTTAATGTTGACGGGGAAAAAAGAAGAATACCTGCAAAAATATTAGAGCAGGAAATAGATAACAGAGTCGAAAACAGCCTAGGCAAGATAGCTGGAGATTAATAAATTAGGAGTTTTATGAAATGCCATTTTTTGATGAAATAGCCCGCAGATCTGGGCAAATGATAAAATTTACAGGCGTTGCCTCAAATACGTCTGTTCAGTTTCCGGCCTTTATAACGCAGTTTTCAGATGATTACCAGGTTCAGTGGGGAAGCCAGCAAGTTTTTGGCCGAATTGATCCTATCAAAAATTATGTTTCTACTGGCAGAAGAATTCAAGCAAGTTTCGATATATTAGGAAGGAATGAGGAAGTAGCGCTAGAAAATTTTAGAAACTATTCTACTTTAATTCAGATGATGTACCCGTCTTATAGTGACCCAGTAGGCCCGAACCCTAAATCTAGAACGATAAAGGCTGCACCTCTTTTAAGGATTAAATACGCAAACTACATACAGTCAAAAGTTAATAATGTGGGCCTCCTTGGGTGCATACAGGGCGTTACTTTTAAACCAAAATTTGAGGCAGGGCATTTTTTCGGCGCAAGTGGAGATATGATACCTTTAAGCTATTCAATGAGCTTTGTATTTGAGCCTTTGCACGAAAATGCTCTAGGGTTTGATACTAATGGTGTCTCCTTGGATGAAAACTTTCCCTATAATATGCGCAACGCCGTACTTGTCCCTAGAGAGCCGGGTTCCGACCCCCTTGAAGGATAATGCTTGATTTTTTTAACATAAGAGGTTATAATAAATGTCAAAATGGACTCAAAATTCAGTCATCTTAGAAAATGGAGACAAAATATATCAAAAATTTTTTGATAAAACAGGATTGCAGAAAGTAGATCACCTTAGTTTAATATTGTACGGAGATCCAATAAATGATAGTTTTTTGAAAAAACTATCACTTTCAAAACACACTTTCGCTAGCGGCGATAGCTTGAGCAAAATAGCCTTTAAAGAATACGGCGATGCAAGACTGTGGTGGGTCCTTGCCTGGTTCAACGGCAAACCTACAGATTTACATTGTAATCTTGGAGATATAATTGTAATTCCCCATCCCCTGCAAGAGGCGCTTTTGCAGGCATATGAAAGGATAAACATATGAGCAATGAGTACGATAGCAGTCAAGACAAATTTATTTCAGGCGACGGAGGAAGAGAAGATCCTTCTTTTGTTTTATACCCTCAGGCTTATTTAGTTAATTTTTTAACATTTGATACTCCTAAGGACGGTCCGGAATCACCCGCGGAACCATTTGGTGTTTTTGATAAGAGAATAAAAATATCGAGAATGTCCCCTCCGTCTAAGACTTACGCTAGATTGGCTAAAATTAAAGGTGCTTATTTGCCTGAAGCCATAATATCTAAAATTTTAGTTGGTGATACTGATCCTGAAAAAGTTAGTAGATTTTTTCTAAATATGGATAATCAAAAAATTAGTGCTCTGACACCAGAGCTTAGATTATATAAGATTAGCGAAGAATTAGGGGTAGCAAAGCCTTTTTATTTTCCGGTGTCTACAGACTATAACTTTCTGGCTAATAATCAAATTGATTTATCAAAATCGTTTACTGCAAACGCAGCAGCAATTGAGAGCTTTTCGGTTACTTTTACGGGCAAGAACCCATTTCAAGCAAGTAGGGGGTTTTTAGAAGCCACTTTAAATGTAAAAGTTGACAATATTTCAATGATATTTGATGAGCCCCGGGGCTTTGAAGGTGAATACGCTCCCATCGCAGATTTATTTACAATCCGGATTGCTGATGGAGAAAGGATTCCCGGTACAGGCAAGACCAGCTCAGGAAACGCTCTAGAAAATGGCAAAAGTTGCAGAATTGCTGCAACACTGGGATATTCTGATCATAGAACAGATGTATTTACAGCGGATGAGATAGAGGCTATTAGAAGCACATTTCAAACAATAAACTTATTCTATAGTACGCACGACCTGAACATGCAGCAAGATGGGTCTGCTACGATAAGTATAAAATACACTGGATTCTTAGAAGCACTAAAAGGGGAATCTCAGTATGATTTAGTAGCTAACGTTGCACAGAAAGCAAGACTACAGAAAGCTAAGACTGGTGGTGAAACTAAGAAACCTGTCGAAAACATTAAGGACATTGGAGAATTAAGATCAGTTGCTAGGAAAGAAGCCGAGAATAAGGCCAAAAGTACCAAGAAGGAGGAAGTTTTACTCCCAACAACAAAAGATATTACTTCTGCTTTTAAGGATTTGATAAATAACTTATACACAACTGGAAAAATACACTTATCTCCAACAAATGATGTTTCAACTCGGCGTGATAAAACAATACTTCGATCCCAATATGACTTAACCGACTTGGATAGTACCACAGACGCCGCTATGCTTATTTCTATGCGCCAACTCGGGGACGATCTGCTCTCTGGACAGCTGAGTGACCAGTTATTAGAAATCTCTAATTTAGACTTAAAAAAGTTAACACCAAAAAAGGTTAAAGAATTAAATTTTAATCCCTTCCGCTTTGTTTCATTGAGCTATATTTCTTACTTTACGCTTGGAGACTTTCTAGAATCATATTTTAAAAAAATTGGAGACGACATTAGGAGGACATTAAAAAGAGTAGAGTCAGACAAGATGCTGGCAACGCCGATAAAAGAAAAGGTTAAAAAGAGAATAGGTGCTTTATTGTTGGATATAAAAAGGTTTAACGTTTTTATGTCTGACGTCATATATGTTAGAAAAGAAGAAGACACGCTGTATCCGGAAGAGAGAAACCTTAATATTGCAGATATACCGATTACAATCGATACTTTATATACAGTCATTTTTGAAGAAATGGTAAAGGATCGGAGGTCCTTTTACGATATGTACGACTTTCTCACTTCGATGGTCCCCAAGTTGTTAACAAGATCATTTAATGAATTGCCAAATGCTGATTTTATAAATCATATAACTTTCACAACCACAACTTATAGCGCTAGAAAAACCAACCGTTCAGTGATAAAAAAAGGAACGATATCAGTCGCAGATATTCCATCGCCAATACAAATGGCTAGTCAATCCGGAGTGGAGAAGACTGATCAAATTTTTATAATACATCAGAAACCATCTAAGTATACTCGTCCTCTCGGGTCAGGAAACACGGAAAGAGATAGTAAAAATGGCATATACCACTTAAGAGCAAACCAGACTACGGGACTTATAAAGAGCATTAACTTTTCAAGAATTCCGTCCCCTGCACGAGAGGCTTATATGATCGCGAGAAACGGTAAAATTTATGATGAATTAAGGTATGCCCACAATGCAACTGTTGAGATGGTGGGCAATAATTTATTTTTTCCTAGTTGCTGTGTTTACATAAACCCTGACACTTTAGGATTTGGCGATCCCCGAGCAACATCCTCAGCCGCGCGCAGATTAGGGTTTGGCGGCTACTATGTTGTCGGCCCGGTCACCACAAAATTTGAATCAGGCAGATTAGATACCACTCTTCAGTTATATTTCAACAGTTTCCCGGAATCTGATACACAGCCAAACATTAAATCTGGAGCCACTGGAAAAACTCAAAATCTCAAAACTTCGGCCCTAACTACAGCTGGAATTGGCACTACAGGAGAAACTGAATGAGTACACATAATTTTAGGGGCGGCCAGTCAGAAAATTTAAGGACAGAATACTCTGAAAGACAAAAGTATCTGCAATACATAAACAGTCAAGATATTGATTTTTTAAATACCTTATATGATAAGAAGCTATATGGATTTGTAAATAATAACTATGAACCTATAGTCCCCGTACCAAATACTGTGCTTTTTGGGCAGTACGCTGGTCTTGCAACTGGTCTAAACTTTACCGTTTCAATGTTCAATAATTTTAGGGCAGCATTCCAGGAGGGGTCTAATCTTGAAGCCCCCACTTTGATATCTGATCTTCTCCCTTCCAAAAGTTTTACAAATTTTGACGACTCCTATAATTCTTTCACCCGAGGCGTTGGCTTAGAGTTGAGTGGATTTATGGTCAGTGAGGGACTTAATCAAAGTTTATCTTTTCCTGTTTTTGTAAACCTTTTGAACGAAATATTTTTTAGACAAAACTTTTTTGCCACCCCATTGTCTAAGTCCGGATATGCTTTATCAAATTTTTCAACCGTCTATAACACTGGACTATATGTAGATCTTGGAAAAAATTTTTCTCCCAACTTAGACCAGCTAAAGGTAGATTTAGTAATAGATCCTAATTTTTATTGTTTTGCTGAGACTGCACAAAAATTTGGATTCAAGGTTGATCTAAATTGTCCATGGAGAATAGCGGTAGACTTAAACTCACCTATCGCTCAGGATAATATTTTGAACAATCGACCACTCAGTGATTTCGCCGGGTTTTATTCTGATGTTTTGACTTTAAAAATTGGCTACGACGATCTCTGGGCAATTAAGAGGTTCTACGAACTTTTGTATATACAATACCATGCCAGTATTGGGCTGCCAAGTATATCTGTAGATTTTTCTTCCGTAGAGATGCGTAAGTGGTTGGAATGTTTATTGATTCATAGGTTTAGAGAACTTGGCCTCTTCCCGAGAGAATATAAAAAGACAGATTATTTTGTGGAAATAGAATCAAAAGTCCTTGACATTTACAACGGATATGGGTTAAACTCTAATTATGGAGCTATTTCATATGTAAACAAATTTTGCTCCGATGTAATAAGAACAATAACTAGGAGAGTATAGTTGATATTACAAACACTGGACGTTAGAGATAACTGCCGTGGAGCTTTCTACAAAAATAAGCTAGTGATCGAACCAGAGCCTGACTTTTATAGAAATTTTAATATTGCGTGGAAACATTCTAAATTTTTTGATGATTCAAGCTTTACATATCTTTATCTCTTCGCAAAGGAAGAGGATATAGAGAAATATTCACCGAACCCAAAGCAGTATCGAGATTGTATTGCTAACATTAGAGCGCAAGAAAGAGCAGCCTCGTTAGCTAAAATAGACTTGAGAGGCGAGTGTTTTTTTGATCTTTTTCCAAAAAGTAAGCTAGAAAAATATTTTTCTTGCAAGCTCGACGCTCTGGAAAATGTATATGCTAACGTAAAAAAGCCAAGTGATTATGATATACTCCATAAAGCTCATGTTCTTTGTGCCACAATTCGTAATCAACAAATTATTTTTAGAAACAAAAGAAGGAATATAAATTATAATATTTTTGGAACATCAACAGGTAGATTGTCTACTAGGCCAAAAACTCTTCCAATTTTAAATTTAAAGAAGGAAGACAGACAGCATCTTTACCCAAGTAATGATCTTTTTGTCGAATTTGACTATAATGCGGCAGAAATTAGAATGCTATTGGCACTAGCCAATTCAAAGCAGCCAGATGAAGACATACACAACTTTAATATGCAGGTCTTGAAGTTAAAAGACACTACTAGACAACAGGCCAAAGAGAGGTTTTTTGCCTGGCTTTATAACCCAGAGGCTAAGGATAGTAAGTTAGAAAAAATCTACAATAAAAATATATATAGAGATTATTATGTTGACGGAGTTATAAAAACTCCCTTTGGGCGCGAGATGATAGTAGAAGAAAAAAAAGCATTAAATTACTTGACACAATCAACCACATCTGATATGGTTATAGAAAATTCATATAAAATACAAAAATTTTTAAAAAGCAGAGAAAGTAAAATTGCATTTTTGCTGCATGATTCAATAATTCTAGATGTCTCCCGTGATGATGTAGCTCTCTTAAGCGAGGTTAAGCAAATCTTCGAAAAGACTCGCTGGGGCTCTTTTCTAACATCATCTAAAATAGGGAGAAATTTTTTAGAAATGAAGGAAGTCGAGATTTGAAGAACTTATTGGGTATTGGCACTGCCGGCTGCAACGTTGTCAGTCAGTTGTCTAAGTACGATTCTTATGCCTCTTATTACATTTCTAACGAAATAGAAAAAACAACTAAGTATAAGTTTAGTCTTGAAGTGGCGACAAATCCAGAAGAATACGAAAACATGGATATGAAAAAGCTTCATTCTTGGTTATCTAAAATCAAGGACCAGGCAAGCGTATTTTTATGCGGCGCCTGTGAATCAACCGGGATAACTCTTCGCGCATTAGAAAAGCTTCATAAGCAGGGAGTTATAATGGACATTGTTTATTTTATGCCAGAAGTGGAGGTCCTATCTGATACTAAGACCTTACTTGAGCGCACAACAAGAGGTGTGTTGCAGAATTATGCACGCTCAGGCCTGTTCCAAAAGATTTGTTTAGTTTCAAATCTTGAACTAGAGAGCCTCGCGGGAGATACAAATGTCTATGAATATTACAATCAAATTAATTCAGTTTTTACAAGCACTTATTATATGATGGACGTTTTTAGGAACAACAAGCCTGTAACTTCAACTTTTAAAATTCCAAAAGAATCATGTAAAATAACAACGATCGGCATATCTGAAATCAACGGGGAAGATAAATTATTTTTTCCGTTGACAAGCGAGGCAGAAATAGTTTATTATTATGGTATAAACGAAGAAAAGCTCAAAACTGAGCATAATCTATTTAGAACTATTACCAATAATATAAAAAGTAAAATTACAAATAATACAAAAGTTAGTTTTGGCATATATTCTACCAATTATGAAAATGATTACGTTTATGCCGAATATTTTTCACCAAAAATTCAAAAAATTGCTCTTGACGAAGAAGCAGAAGTCTGATATATTATAAAAAGTTGGTCGAGATATTTGTCGACCTGCTATAGCAAAAAGCAAAAAAATAATCTAAAATTTAAAAGGAGTAAAGATTAATATGAAAGAAAATTACACAAGGGAGATTTTATATCCTAGTGCAAATATTTTGCAAACATTTAAAACAAAAACATATAGCGGCTATGGGCCCGCTATTGATGAGTACATTGACAACTCAATTGATTCCATACTTCGTGCGATGGAAGAGGATCCAGCTAGAAAAGAATTTAAGATCTGCTTCATCCGCGAAGGAGATAATTTAATTATAGTTGATTCCGGTAGAGGAGCAGTCGGCCGCGAAATCGCAGATATAGTGGCACTAGGCAAATCAGGGACTAAAGAGTCAGGGCTCAAGCGGGCACATGGCACCTTCGGCGCCGGCGCAACCTCGGCAGCTCTTTACTTAGTTGGAAAAGAGGACCAGTGCAAAGTGACGGCTGTTTCATTTAAGGGTGAACTCGCTAGCTTAGCCATGTTCGACCTAGAAACCTGTGAAACGAGTGATCCTCCATGGACCTATTACATCTCCCATGAGCATAGTTCGTGTGATGATTTTACGGCAAAACTAAAAACGTTGAAACAGTTCGTCGGTAGCGAAGCAGCTTCTGGGATGGGCATTTTTATACAGGACGGCGCCAATCGTTTTCCAAAGCAGACATATGCAGCATGGCAGGCTATTGCTAAGTCGATCAGAATTAATTACGCACAGAAGTTACAGAGATTGTCTAAATCAAATGTTGAGCTTAGTTTTGAATTTTGGACACATAATTCAAAACATGACACGTTTCAAGAAACAAAGACAGCAAGTTTCACTAGCTGGGCTGATCCAATTTTGGATTCTTTGGACTATTCAGTAAACCCGAGCCTAGTGACATGGTACAGAGGAGGTAGGAATTTTAATTTTGAAAAGGTCAAAATACTTGGAATCGACTGTGGGCTGAGGATTTCTCAGTTCATGGAGTGGAAAAACCGTGATGAAAGTGACCCATGGGGATCAGGGTTTAGGAGTAAGATGCCACAAGGCATTTCATTTATTCGAAATGGAAAGAGAGTTCAGTGCACTACTGGGTCGAACGTTTGGATTTGGGACACTCACAAAAGATCTCTTTTTGTAGAATTATCTTATGATGGAGACCACCATCCTCATCTTAAGGTAAATCAAGAGAAGACAGAAGTCATTCTTTCCGACGAATTCGCTGCGGCTTTTCAAAAAGAAATACGAACAAATGTAACAGCGGCTGCAATGTTTAGTCAAAATAAGAAGAATACCAATCAGGTTGAGCAAGCAGAACTTACTCATATCAAGGAGGGCGTAGCTTCCACGTTTTCAAATACTCGAAAATCAAAGTCAGACCAAGGGAAAACAATTCCAAAAGCCAGAGATTTCGAAACTAAAACCACTTCCAGCAGAAAAGAGTCTTATGTTGGAAGAACAGGGGAGATTAACAAGTCAACATCATCCGACATAAGGAATTCAAACTTGCCGAAGTTTGAAATTATCAATGCACCTGAATCAAGGTACACGCCTTGGAGTAAAACCATTGATATGTCATGTTCACCACCGCAAATGGTTATTCAAGTAAATCGAGCCCACAAATTTGTTGCAAATTTACTGGATGCGCAGCCCCCGCTTGTCGCAGAGGTTTTCACTACCGCATCAGCGTGGCTTCTAGGTTCTAGTTGCCACGGCAAAACTGACGAAGAAATTTTTAACGAGATCCAGCAGTTTGGGGAAACTTATGTTGAAATAGTTGCAAATACCGAGTTATCCAAAAAGAGGAAAACTTCAAACCGCCCCGAAAAAGCTGCTTGACAAAATTAAAATAATTTGATATTATGTATTCAGTTGGTCGGGATATTTGCCGACCTGCTATAGCCAAAAGTGTGCAAAAAAACAACAAACCAATAGGAGGTATTAATAATGGCACTTAATTTAGACGCAATGAAAGCGAAGTTAAACAAACTTAATGGAAAGGGAGATGGAAAAAAGAATTTCTGGCGCCCAGAGGAAGGGGAAAGCAATATCCGTATTGTTTCAACACCTGACGGTGATCCTTTTAAGGAGAAGTATTTCCATTATGGAGTTGGGGGGCAATCTTTTCTTTGCCCGAAGAGGAATTTTGGGGATGACTGCCCAGCATGTAATTTTGCCAATAAGTTATGGAACGAAGGGACGGAAGAGAGCAAAAGGCAAGCAAAAGATATGTTTGCAAAGCAAAGGTTTTTCTCACCAGTTTTAGTTCGCGGAGAGGAAGCCGAAGGCATCAGAGTATGGGGGTACGGCAAGATGGCATATGAAAAACTGTTAACAATTGTGCTAGACCCTGACTATGGGGATATTACAGACCCTGAGACCGGTAACGATCTCAAATTGATGTATGGCAAGCTTCCCGGAGCAAGCTTTCCCCGAACCGACATTCGCCCCCGCCCAAGAAAGACAGTCTTGTGCGACGATGCAGTTGGTGGAGATGAAAGATGCGCAGAGCTTCTAGAAACAATTCCAAATTTTGATGAAATCTTTGAAAGAAAAACAACAGAGGAGGTTCAATCAATAATGGATCAACACCTATCTTCCGACACAAGCAGGCCTGATGTAGAAAAGTTCGGAAGTAACACTGAAGCCGATAATTCTTCCAGCTCCGTTGAAGATGCCTTCAACGAACTGCTGAATCAGTGAGATATTTATTATGCCAAAAACAAAGGTGACTAAGCTAAAAAAAGGCGCTTTAGATATCGCTTCAATTAGAGGTATTATAAATAAAAAAGCTGGAAGAGAAGTAGCACACAGTCTTCAAGATAACAACCCAACAGAGGTGAATGAGTGGATCCCTACTGGCTCTAAATGGCTTGACGCAATTATTTGCAAAGGCAGACACGCTGGTATCCCTGTGGGTAAAATTTCAGAAATTGCTGGACTCCCTGGCACTGGCAAGTCTTTCTTGGCTGCCCAAATAGCCGGCAACGCTCAAAAGATGGGTATTGATGTAGTGTACTTTGATTCAGAGTCAGCTATTGACCCTTCTTTTATGGAGCGCGCCGGCTGCGATTTGGATAGACTTATGTATGTACAAGCAGCATCTGTTGAGTTTGTCCTGGAAACCATCGAAGAATTGCTAGCTACTGGTAACAAATGGCTTTTCATTTGGGACTCTTTGGCTCTTACCCCATCGATTTCTGATGTTGAAGGCGACTTCAACCCTCAGTCTTCTATGGCAGTAAAGCCTAGAATCCTAGCCAAGGGAATGTCTAAATTAACTATCCCTATCGCTGACGCGAACGCCACTTTCCTAGTCCTCAATCAGCTGAAGACTAACCTAGGGGCAAGAACACCAGCGCAGGCTATGACTGAACCATACACAACTCCTGGAGGAAAGGCTATGATTTATGCTTATTCTCTTCGTGTGTGGCTCACCGCAAGAAAAGCCAAAGCTAGTTTCATCGTAGATGACAATGGTTTCCGCATTGGATCTGAAGTAAAGGTAAAGCTGGAAAAGTCTCGTTTTGGGACTCACGGCCGAACCTGTAACTTTAAGATCCTATGGGGTGATGATGCTGTTGGTGTCCAAGATGAAGAAAGCTGGTTCGATGCAATCCAAATCTCTGAAAGACTTGAACAGTCTGGTGCATGGTTTACGCTAATCCACAATGATGGGTCTAAGGAAAAGTTCCAGCGCAAACAATGGGTCACTAAACTTGAGAGTGAAAAGTTCAGAGAAAGTGTCTTGACTATTATTGAAGAAGATGTTATCATGAAGTTCAAGAATAGAGAAGGCAAAGCAGACGACTTCTACGACGCGGACGATGTCCCGCCGACAGAATAGTCGCTTACACAAGCCCGGCTCTATGCCGGGCTTTTTTTTAACTAAATGAGAAATGATATGTTTGATGGAATACTTACAGACCCAGAATTTATTTATAGTGCAATTGCTATGTTAATTATTGGTTTGGCCCTACACAAATGGAAGAGAAACTAAAATGAAGAGAATGATGATAGTAGACGCGTATAACCAGTTTATTCGTGGATACATAGTAGACCCTAGCAAGAACCCAAACGGCTCCCCTATCGGCGGTATTCGCACGTTTATCAATATTTTAAATAAGCTCACTAGAGAAGTGAAGCCAGACCTTTTGGTTTTGGTCTGGGATGGCAAAGGCGGCAGCAAAAAGCGTCGTTCTATGAATAAATCATACAAAGGCGGCCGCAAGCCACCTCGAACTAACTGGTCCCAGGTTGGCATGGCAGACGAGGAAGTCATGGATAATAAAGTGTGGCAACAAATGAGAGTAATTGAATATTTCAATCAAACCCCAGTTATTCAGTTTATGGAGCCACTAGTTGAAGCAGACGACGTAATTTCATATGTCAAGAGCAGCCCTATGTTTTCAGAGTGGCAAAAAGTGATTGTCTCTGCGGATAAAGACTTTATTCAACTTTTAGATGATAAAACCATACTTCATCGACCTATTCAAAAAGAATATCTTAACAAGAACAGTATCGTAGAAAAATTTGGTATTCATCCTACTAATTTTGCTCTAGCAAGAGCGATTGTTGGAGATTCTTCGGACAACTTGCCCGGTGTACCTAGGGTTGGGCTTGAAACGGTGTCAAAACGATTTTCTTTCTTAAAAGAAGAGAAAACTTACTACTTATCTGATATTATTGGTGAATGTGAGAAACCGGAAAATAAACAAAAAGTTTTTTCTAATATTATTGATAATCAGGAGTTGATAGAGAGTAATTATAATATTATGCAGTTATCATCCCCCATGTTATCCATACAGGCAAAACAGGGTATTGATGAAACATTTGAAAGTTATGAGCCACACTATAACCAAACAGAGATAAGAAAGCTAATGCTTCAAGACGGTGTGCTTACGGTGGCAACGGTGGATTTGGAACAAAGATTTAATAGCATCATCACTTCCTTTTCTCGGTAAAATATGATATTATACTCTAAATAAAAGGAAGTCGAATGGAGCAAGAAAAAAGCTTTTCAAAATTTGGGAAAACTTTTCAAGAAGATTTGTGTCATTTAATTTTAAATGATAGGCCCTTCGCTGATCAGATGTTTGAGGTTTTGGATGTTAACTTTCTGGAACTTAAGCATCTGAAGGTTTTTGTCACAAAAATAAAGGAATATAGAAAAAAATATGGAGTCCACCCCACATCTAATATTATGCGTTCAATCATACGATCAGGTCTGGATGCAGAACAGGAATCAGTTAAAGTTAGAATCAGGGAGTATTACGCCCGTGTCCTTGCAAACGGGGAAACACCAGATAGTTCAGAATATATTAAAGACACTGCTCTTGATTTTTGTAAAAAGCAAAAACTAAAAGAAGCCTTAATTAAATCTGTAGATTTAATAAAATCTTCATCCTTTGACGAGGTCTCTAAAGTTATAGATAATGCCCTCAAGTTAGGTAGTGATAATACTTTGGGCTATGATTATTTAACTGATTTCGAAAAAAGATTTTTGGTTAAGGCGAGAGATCCAATAACCACCGGGTGGAAAGATATAGATGATATTGCTAAGGGAGGCCTAGGCAAGGGAGAACTTGGGGTTGTAGTCGCCCCAACGGGCGCAGGTAAATCAATGGTTCTTGTCCACCTAGGTGCCCAAGCAGTAAAGTCTGGAAAAAATGTACTCCATTATACTCTAGAGCTTTCAGATACCGTTGTTGCTAGTAGATATGATTCTTGCATTACAGGAGTTGAATTAAAAAATTTATCTATTTTTAAAGAAAAAATTTATGACGAGATCAGGGAGATTTCCGGCAGACTAATAGTAAAAGAATATCCCACCAGAAGTGCAAATATTCAAACAATCAAAAATCACCTTGAGAAGCTAAAACGCCGAGATTTCACTCCAGATATGATCATTGTTGACTACGGAGATCTAATTCGACCAGAAAATAGCAGAAAAGATGAGAAAAGGCATCAGCTAGAAACTATTTACGAAGAGCTTAGAGGAATAGCTCAAATTTGCGAGTGTCCACTCTGGACAGCATCCCAAACAAACAGATCTGGGTTGAATGCGGAAGTGATAACAATGGAGTCAATTTCTGAGGCATTTAACAAATGTTTTGTAGCTGATTTCATCTTTACGGTTTCTAGAACCGTCGAAGATAAAAATACAAACCAAGGCCGTATTTTCGTCGCCAAGAACCGAAACGGCCCAGATGGATTGGTGTATCCAATCTTTATGGATACCAGTAATGTGAAAATTAAGGTTTTGCAAAAAACAGGAGAAAGTGTAAATGACATAATCCAAAAAACTTCTGCGGAGAGACTAACATCTCTAAAGGAGAAGTATGCGGTGTTTAAGAAACAAGGAGGTAATAAATAATATGGAATTGTCAAATAAAATTTTATCAGAAATCACAGTGCATATGAAGTATGCGCGCTACCTAGAGGATAAAAAAAGAAGAGAAACGTGGGAAGAGTTAGTATCAAGAAACATGAACATGCACATTAAGAAATTCCCAGAATTGGAAATTCAAATACATAAAGCGTATAAAATGGTCTTTGAGAAAAAAGTGCTGCCTTCAATGCGCTCGATGCAGTTTGGAGGAAAGCCAATTGAAGTTGCACCCAATAGGATATTCAACTGCGCGTTTATGCCTGCAGATGATTGGAGATGTTTTGGAGAAGCAATGTTTCTTTTGTTGGGAGGGACAGGTGTAGGTTACAGTGTACAGAAGCATCATGTTGAAAAACTACCAGAAATAACAAGACCAAATATGAATAGGACTAGAAGATTTTTAGTCAATGATTCAATTGAGGGTTGGGCCGACGCAGTAAAGGCACTTGTAAGATCTTACTTTCAAGGCGGCTCAAGACTTAGATTTGATTATTCTGACATACGACCAAAGGGCGCAGCTTTAATCACCTCTGGCGGCAAAGCCCCTGGGCCCCAACCTCTCAGGGAGTGCTTGGTAAAATTAGAGGGCATGCTATCACAAAAGCAAAATGGGGACAAACTAAAGCCTATCGAAGTTCATGATATGATTTGTCACGTCGCGGACGCAGTTCTCGCCGGCGGCATCAGAAGAGCAGCGCTAATATCTTTGTTTTCTGCGGATGATGAAGATATGATTGCAGCAAAGACTGGAAATTGGTGGGAAACAGACCCTCAGCGCGGAAGAGCAAATAATTCAGTTGTACTACTTCGTCACAAAATTGACAGAGAGTATTTTATGAATTTGTGGGAAAGAGTAAAGGCGTCAGGAGCGGGTGAGCCTGGTTTTTATTTTTCAAATGATAAAGACTGGGGCACAAACCCTTGTTGTGAAATCGGACTGCGACCATATCAGTTTTGCAATCTTACAGAAGTAAATGTTTCAAATGTTGAAAGTCAAGAAGATTTAGAGGATAGGGTTCGGGCCGCAACCTTCATAGGCACTCTTCAGGCGAGCTATACTGATTTTCACTACCTTCGAGATATTTGGAGAAGAACAACAGAAAAAGATGCACTTATTGGGGTTAGCATGACCGGCATCGCCTCTGGAAAGGTTCTCGACTTAGACATGAAAAAAGCTGCCGAGGCTGTAAAATTAGAAAACCAAAGGGCGGCAGATTTAATTGGAATAAGACCAGCTGCAAGAACGACATGTGTCAAGCCAGCTGGTACAACGTCTCTCACGTTAGGTACAAGCTCTGGTATTCACGCATGGCATAATGATTACTATGTTCGTCGTTTGCGAGTTGGTAAAAATGAACCAATTTACAATTATCTCGTAAGCAGCCATCCGGAACTGGTAGAGGATGAATATTTTAGTCCACATACCACCGCAGTTATTTCGATTCCACAAACTGCACCAGATAGGTCAATATTGAGAACCGAGTCTGCACTACAACTTCTGAAAAGAGTTAAGAGAGTTACAGACGAGTGGGTCCGCCCCGGATTCCGCAAAGGTCAAAATACCCATAATATTTCAGCGACTGTCTCAATAAAAGATGCAGAGTGGGTTGATGTTGGTGACTGGATGTGGGACAATAGAAATAGTTATAACGGCTTGTCTGTTTTACCATACGATGGCGGCACGTATACACAAGCACCTTTTGAAGATTGCTCAAAAGAAACATATGAGGCCATGATGAAGTCCCTGTCAGATATTGATCTAACGAAGGTCATAGAAGAACAAGATAACACCGACTTACAATCCGAGTCCGCCTGCGCCGGCGGCGAATGCGAAGTAAAATTTATTTAAAAAATATTTGACAAATCTAAAAAAATATAGTAATATTTATCTACAATGTTGAAAGGAAAAAAATGAACAACAACAACGAAAAACAAATTTCAAAAGAAGAACACCTTGTAAACTATATTAAAACTTTTGTGGCTATCGAAACAGCCATTGAGCCGTTTAAGGAGCAAAGAAAAGATTTGAGAGAATCTTATTGCGAAAATGGGTGGCTAACAAAAGAAGAGATGAGATTAGCAGTTAAGGCATATAGATTATACAAATCAGAAACAGACATGGATGTTTTATCAGATTATGTGAATAAGTGCCAAAGGTCTGTGGGGAGATTAACCAATGTCTAAAATTTCACGCTTTCAGCCGACAAACAGACATCTATTAATTGTCCCCCATGTTCAGAAAAATGAGACTAATACAGGGGTCTTATTGCCAGAAGACTACGATTTGGATGTAGACAGATATATTGAAGCTACTGTGGTAGCAGTAGCTGAAGACTGCCATAAACAGTTTAGATATTTAAAATATCCTAATCATGAGCCTGAAAAGAAAATTGTCATTGACAGGTCAATGATTTCAGAAGTTAAAATTAAAGATCGAATTCATCACTTAATTTTAGAGAATTACGTCCTTGGCATTTACAGGAGACCTGATGAGGTTTGACTTGTTTGGCGACAATATCGGATCCGTAGAATACGTTTCACATATGGGGTCAGATTTAACAATTGTAAATTCCGCGAGAGTTTCGTTTGGTGTTGAAAAGCACGTCTTAGATGAGAAGGATATCAAATTAATCAATTATTTGTTGAAGCACAACCACACAAGTCCGTTTGAACATTGTGCTTTAACAATGAGGTTTACAGTGCCCCTCTTCATAAGATCTCAGCACCACCGGCACCGAACTTGGGCCTACAATGAAATAAGTAGAAGGTACACTGATGTTGATATAAAATTTTATTCCCCGGAGCAGTTTAGGGTTCAACACAAATCAAATCGACAAGCTAGTGAGGATAAGCTGATAAATCCTGATATTGATGGGACTCTTGAACGAGACTGGCCAACAACCGAAAATCTGGCCTCAGACGCCGTTAACAATCACAATAGTTCATCTCTAGAGTTGTATAATAAGCTGGTTAGTTCAGGCGTCTGTCGCGAACAGGCAAGAGGTGTATTGCCTCAAAATTTATATACACAGTATTACGGTACAGTCAATTTGAGCAATCTCATGAAATTTGTATCTCTCAGGTTACATGAAGGCGCTCAATGGGAAATTCAACAGGTTGCAAATGCTTGTCTTAAAATTGCAGAGGAATACTTTCCGCACTCAACCAAAGCGTTTAGGGAGCATAAGTTTTGAATATTAGGGTTCTAACAATTTTTCTCTTTTCTTTGTTGGCCTTATCGTGTAGAGATCCAAAAAGCTCTACAGAGGGCCCCCTAAGTGAAGACCCGGGCCCGCGACTGATAGTTGATAATATCCCTAACGGAGGGCAAGAACAAGACGTTTTTTTGCTGGTGGACGAATTATCACCAGCAGGTGCTGATGCAGAGCCACAACTAACGCCAGAGCAAATATGTGAAACAACCACCACATCGGAACCAGACGAGTATTGTCTGTGTTTTCCAGAGTGCTGCGACCGCCAGAGGTGGTACTGTCCCCCCAACCCTGCACAGACAATTGACGTAATGAACGTTATCGTGGAAATTTGTGACCAAGGCGGCACTCCCTGTCTGTTTGGCCAAGATGAAAATTGCCCCCCTCCAGAAATACTTTTCCAGAGTGAGTGCACCACACAATGGGAGTGCCCCCCAGGCACTAGTGGTGAGTTTGTAGAGTGGTTTGAATGTCAACTAGAGGATGGCACCCTTGGCAGGCAGCAGGTTCTCTGTAATAAGGGAAACTTAGTCCACCTGCCTTGTCAGCCTTGTAGCGAAGAGGATTGTAACGGCCTGGATGATGATTGTGACGGTGGGATTGATGAGGGTCGATTTCCTTGCGAGAATGATTGCGGTCAAGGCCAAGGATATTGTGTAAATTTGGAAATTGTGGGATGTGACGCCACCGGCCCTTCGGACGAGCGCTGCAACTACGAGGACGACGACTGCGACGGCCTCATCGACGAAAATCAAAGGAATGTGTGCGATGAGTGCGGCCCCGTCCCGGTAGAATTGTGCAACAACATCGATGATGATTGTGATGGAGTTATAGATGAAGAACTCATTCAGGAATGCGAAACGCTTTGTGGCGTTGGGTTCGAAACTTGTGATTTAGGTAATTGGATATCTTGCACCGTTGCGCAACCATCAGAAGAAGTGGATCCTTGCGATGGCGCTGATCAAGATTGCGACGGTTTAATTGATGAGGGTCTAAATTGCGACTGTACGATCCAAGATGTAGGAGTATTAATACCTTGTTCAGAAGAACCTCTGAGGTGTGGCCAAGGCTTTAAATCTTGTCAATGCGACGATCCGCCAGGGTGCACGCAATTGAGTATGTCTGAATGTCTCGCCTTGTGTGCACAATTAGAAATTTTATCTGGCCAACCGTGTGACCCTTATACTGGAATGGAGGTCGCAAACGAAATATGCAATAATTTTGATGAGGACTGTGACAGTAGAGTGGATGAGGAAATTCAGGTTGCATGCTATACAGGCCCCGAAGGCACTTTAGATGTTGGTGTGTGCCACGCTGGTAACATGATCTGCCAACAAGGACAGTGGGGAAATAATGACAGATGGGATCGATTCCAGAGAGACTTCTGTAAGGATGAGGTTGTGCCTTCAACAGAGGTGTGCGATGGCTCTGATAACGACTGTGATGGGGTTGCAGATTACGGAGAAGAGATAAGAGACACAGACATTTTATTTATTTTAGACTGGTCTGGCTCGATGGATGGAACAATATCCGCCGTCCGAGCAGCACTAAATCGATTCGCAGCTCACTTTCAGGCAGAAAGTAAGCTGCACTGGGGCTTGGTTGTGGGCCCGAAAGAAGATGCCAGAGAAAGAGAGAGACTTTATCTAGTGTCCGACATAGCGCCGTTTGCCGACTTCCTAGCCTCTTTTGCTGCACTGAATGGCGAAGGTATGGGCACTAGTGAAGAGATGCTCAGAGATGCCTTGTATTTTGTTACAAGGGATATATCTCAAACTGCCGACTTTGACGTCAGCAGTTCTCAGTGGTTGTCAGAGACCGCCTCGACTCCAAGCAAAGAGAACTTCAAAATCAATTGGAGACAAAATGTAGACAAAATTGCAATTGTATTCACAGATGAGCAGGACCAGTCTTGGCTAACTCCTGAGATTACGAGGGAGACTATCACATCTACTCTGGCAGGGACTATAAGGTTTAAACTCTATACGTTTGTCTCTGCTAACGATTCTGGAATGTGGCCAAATTGGGCCACACAAACGGGAGGTAGGTCTTTTGAATTGACGTGGAATCAAAATCAAATGTATGAAAATTTGATGTCTATAATAGACGAGGCATGTCTCCCACCGGAACAAGAACAGGGAGCGCTGATTCAAAATTTTTCCAATAGATACATATATTCTAGTTTTCACCTTAGATATGATCATAATATCAAGATATGCTATTGAAAGATGTTGTAATAGGTTCTAGCGTGGAATCTATGTTTTACGCATTTACAAATGATTATTTTCACATTCTTAGCTCTAGTAATATTCCTATTTTTTACAAGGAGTGTTGTCTCAACTTGTTTGGAAACCCAAGACAAGACTATACTTGGTCAAGATTGTTTTTGCTGCTGTCTTTACAAGGGCAAATGATTGATAACGCAGACTTGCAGAATATAAGATTACAAGAGAGAAAGCTAAAAATAATTACAAGTTCGCATAATCAAGAGTATGAGTTTAACAATTGCCATATTTTTGAACCAGCGCCTATTGTCTTTGACCTTGACATTGAAGTTCTTAAAAGCGAAAATCCCGTATACATAGTGTATGATGACTTTGAGTTGTCAAATTTAGGAGGAAGACACACTTTCTTACCGCCTAAAATATCTATTTCTAACTTTGCAAAAGAAATACATTTTTATTCATCAAGTCGAGTGGATGGGTCCAAGTATATTACCGACTGCGTAGCGGAGTCACACCTTAGTTATGAAGATCTCATGGATTTTGACTACTCAGATACCATGGCTCGTTTTGCTGTCGAGCGCTATTTAGACTCAATAGACATAAAAGGCAACAAGATTGGCCTTTATAAAAATGGAAGCAATAAGTACCGCAAACCCCGCGTATTGCACAATAAAAGAGTTGTTATAAAAAAAGATAATAATTTATATAAAGATACAAAAAATGTTTTTTTTATAAAAAACTTTTGCTTGAAAGATGCGATATCATGATATCGTCACCACAAGGAAGAAACCTATCTGGAATAATACCCTTGGCAGGATGGAAAAATAGCTTTGATTTCCCCTGGCCAGATTACTTGCAGCCTATAAGAGAGGGGTATTTGGCGGTAGAAAGATCGGTAGCTGAATGCGCATACGCAGGCTGTGACAGTATCTGGATTGTCTGCAATGACGACGTTGCGCCTCTTGTGAAAAAGAGAATAGGAGACTATATCCTAGACCCTAAATACTTCAGGGAAAAAGACTTCGTAAAGAGAAAGCGTTATCACGAAAAGTGGATTCCTGTATTTTACACCCCTGTTCCGATTAAGGACAGAGACCGGAGAGATTCTTTGGGTTGGTCAATCTTACACGGTGCCCTTTCAAATTTTTTGATCTCAAGTAAAATTAGCAGGTGGACTTTGCCAACAAAATATTTTGTGTCGTTTCCCTACGGTCTGTACGACCCTCTCTTACTGAAAAATCACATAGACTCAATACGAGGTTCAGATTCTTTTTTTCTTTCTTATAGGGGAGAAACGGTAAGAGACAATAAGTATTTAAGTTTTACATTTTTTCCAGAAGACTGGCCAAAGTTTAAATGGAACATAAAAAATCAGTGTACTGGTGGAGACAAAACAATACACTTTTCAGAAAGGTGGTCAGGCAAAAATTTTACTCTTGACAAAATTTTTAATCTTGATACAATACCTATGGATAAAATAATAGAGATAAATGAATATTACAGCTTAGAGAGCTGGGAATCTTTAAAAGATTATTATAGCTCGAATCATATTATTACCAGGCCCTCTAAAAAATTTATAAAGCCCTACTTTGTGAAAGAATAAAATTATGAATTTAACAAAAATTGAAATGTTATATGATAACATACCGTACCACATCAAGGAAAATATAGGTTTTCCGCATACTTATTTGTTATTGACAAATGAGCAAGAATCATTTATAATGAGTATGTTCGAAAAAGAAGTTAACCCAATAAAAAAAGAACTACTTGATTGTATTGAAGAGATGAAAGGTTTAGTAGATGAAATCTAGAAAAGTTAGCAAGATTCCTTTTGTGGGCCTCCATGCACATTCTGTTGCGGGGTCCCCGTTTGATGCTTTGGGCTATCCACCAGATCATATGGAGTTTGCGTATGAAAACGGAATGGATGCCTTGGCTTTAACTGATCATGGAAACATGAATGGTCTTGCATGGCAAGTTTTGCACGCCAAGAAGATGAAAGCTCAGGGCAAAAAATTCAAACCAATTTTTGGTTGTGAGGCATACTTTATCCCATCGGTTAAAAAATGGAAGAGAGAGTACGAGCTGATTAAATCAGAGTCAAAGAAAAAATCAGAGTATGAGGCTGATAATTCTGGAACAACTGTAGAAGATGAGGGCGCTTCCAAGAAAAAAATTAAGTCTGTCTTGAATAGGAGGAGGCACTTAATTCTACTAGCTATGAATCAAACAGGCCTCCAAAATATCTTTAAAATGATATCTCGATCCTACGCTGGTGATAATTTTTACAGGTATCCTAGGGTTGATTATGATATGCTATCTGAATATAATGAGGGAGTTATCGCAGCTTCAGCTTGTCTCGGTGGAGTTTATGCCGGTAATTACTGGGAAAACCGCGACACCGGACCGGATGCTATTTTACACGCGATGAGAGAGACAACGCAAAAAATGCAGTCTATTTTTTCGGATCGCTGGTACGGAGAGCTACAGTGGAATAACATACCGGAGCAGCACGAGTTAAACGGATATATTATCCAGATGCATCGAGAATTTGGAATTGATCTTATTTCAACCGCAGACTCTCACTATTATGATGTTGACGTGTGGAAGGATAGGGAGCTGTACAAGAGACTCGGTTGGCTAGGTAGAGGAAAGCCAGATTATTTATCTGACGAATTGCCAACTTCAGTTGAAGAGATAGGTTACGAACTCTATCCAAAAAATGGAGACCAAATGTGGGAATCATACAAGAAGTATTCTAAATCTGTCGGTGCTGAGTATGACGATGAGTTAGTATTAGCCTCTATAAAGAATACCTATGATATTGCCCACAACAGAATCAAAACATTCCTACCGGATAATACGGTAAGACTGCCAGAATTTGTGGTCCCAGAGGGCTCCACAGCCTCTCAGACCTTAGCGGCTCTTTGTGTTGAGGGCTTGAGAGAGCTTGGCCTGCAAGATAAAAAAGAATATGTTGAGCGTCTTAAGTACGAGACCTCTGTAATTGACAAGAGAGGTTTTTCTAAGTATTTTCTAACCATGAAAGCGATATCAGACGTGGCAATCCAAAGGCAACTCGCCGGCCCAGGTCGCGGGTCTGCTGCGGGTTCACTGGTTGCATACGTCTTGAAGATTACTCAAATTGATCCGATCAAGTATGGGCTTCAATTTGAGAGATTCTTGACGAAGGGAGGTTCTGGATATCCAGATATTGACTACGATGTATCGGATCCCATGACCTTAAAGGAAGAGTTAATTGATCTATGGGGAGACAATTCTGTCGTCCCAATTACAAATTGGAACACTCTCCAGTTAAGGTCTCTTATTAAAGATATTTCCAAATTTTATGGCATTGAGTTTACTGAAGTAAATAATGTTACGAGCAAGATGGTCTATGAGGCCACGCCACTAGCCAAGAAAAAGCACGGTATCACTGCTGGAGTTTACGCGCCAACCTTTGAAGAGTTGATGGAGTTTTCCGAATCGCTCCAGAAATTTTTGGCTAAGTATCCTCACATAAAGACTCATATTGAAAAACTGTATGGACAAACCAGATCTGCATCACGTCACGCTGGCGGCGTAGTCGTAGGGGAGAATTTAGATCAATGGATGCCCCTTATAAATTCAGGCGGTGTTAGACAGACTCCCTGGTCTGAGGGTCAGAATGTAAGGCACTTGGAGCCCATGGGCTTCATTAAGTTTGATATCCTTGGCTTAGCCTCCCTAAGAATGATGGAGGGTGCTATAGAGCGAATCCTTCGAAGGCACCATAACATTGAAAAGCCAACCTTTAATCAAATAAAAGAATACTATAATAACAATTTGCACCCTGAGGTGATAAATTTAAATGATAAGAATGTTTGGAAAAACATCTTCCATAAAGGGAAGTGGGCGGGCATCTTCCAGTTCACAGAAACAGGTGCACAGACATTTTGCAAGAATGCAAAGCCAGATAACATAATCGACTTGGCAGCAATCACGTCTATTTATAGGCCCGGACCGCTATCCGCGAATGTAGATAAAAAATTTATTGGTGCAAAAAAGTACCCAGATGATGTAGAATATATAAATAAAACAGTCCGCTCTGTGACGGAGGAAACTTATGGCTTTTTGATTTTTCAAGAGCAGATCGCAATGCTTGCCCACAAGCTTGGGGAAGGCTTAACTCTTGACGAAGGCAACAAGCTTAGAAAACTTCTAACAAAGAAGGGCACAGGGTCAATCCAGGCACAGAAGGATAAAATTTATGATAAGTTCCGCCGCGGCTGTTTGAAGAAGGGAATGAAAGAATATGAAGCTAGGGAACTGTGGGAAACTTTTGAATATTTTTCCGGATACGGTTTTAACAAATCTCACGCTGTATCCTACTGTGTTTTATCCTATCAGTGTGCTTATCTACTTAATTATTACCCGGCTGAATGGCTAGCGGCCTTCCTAGACAAGGAACCCGAAACCAGAAAAGAGCGCGCAATCGCCACAGCAAAATCCATGGGTTTTAATGTGCAGCCATTAGATATAAACACCTCGGGTACTGTTTGGGCGATTGACGAGCAAGGGGACACATTGATACAGCCCTTAACATCAATCAAAGGACTTGGAGATAAGGCAATTGAGCAAATAATTGAACACAGACCTTTTAACACTATTGAGGAGTTTTTGTTTCATCCAGATGTAATCTACTCCAAGTTGAATAAGAAGTGCATCCACGCGTTGGTATTATCTCAAGCAATGAACAGCTTGGTGGATGATAGGTTTACTGGACTGAAGCACTTCTGGACAGCCGTGTCAGAAGATCGGCCAAGAAAAGAGAAGAAACTACTGGAAAATATAGAGAAGTATGCACCAGAGGGAGACTTTTCAGAAGAAGAGAAGCTAGAATATCTAGTTAACTTAACGGGTGTTTTTCCGATCAACGCGGTTGTAACCCCCCGTGTAAGACAGAAGCTTGATGAACTTTACATTCCACCAATTTCTGAATTTGATCCGAATCTTGGTGTCACATGGTTTATCCCTAGAGAGTGCAAACTCAAAAAATCCAAAAATGGTAAAAACTTTTATGTTGTTAAAGTTATAGATGACAACAATGAGACAACGGTAATCCGATGTTGGGCAGTTGACCCAGAGAGGGACATAGTGCACATCAACCGACCTTACATGGCAAAGTTAAATTATAACCAGCAATGGGGATTTTCAACTTTCAGTTTAAGAAAAACATTTAAATTATTGGCATAATAGACAAAAAGGAGTAAATAGATTTATGGAAAAAAATTATTCAATTTTCTTTGAAAATAAAGAAAGCAAAGAAATAAAAACAAAAATGGTGAGACACCTCTCTTTCCCAGAGGCTTGTAGTGCTGCTTATAGGGAGCGTCGACTACTTGGGTACTCTTGGGAGATCGTCAAGGTAGAGAAAGAAGAAACTAGGAGATATCGATGAGTAGAACTTCAGGATTAGCCGCTAAGTTATTAGCCGAACAATATAAAAAAATCTTACAAGATAAGGGCTTCGCTTTTTTTGAAAATGGCGATTACAATTTAAATATCATTGGTGTTCGAAACGCCTCTGGAGATGCATCTAAGTTTGATGATTTTATTAGTGTACTATATAAAATTTCTGGGGAATGGACATGCGATACATATCCAGTGACAACTGAACCTGGAACCTCAATATTGAAAAGACCCTTAAAGGAGGTCGAGCACAAAGGAACTGCAATTTTAGTGCCAAGCCAGTATAGGGGCGTGTACAAAATTGGATGGCATGGAAGCAGAGACCGAGGACACATGGCCCTATGTCAAAGAGGGGGTCAAGTAAAGGTCTGGAGAGACAACAATAGGGACATAAAGCCAGATTACCATGGCCAAGAGGATGTCGGCTGGTATGGAATCAATATTCACAAACACCGCGGCTCAACCGCCAGGATTAACACCGGCGGCGCCTCAGCAGGGTGTCAAGTATTCCAAAGTAGTGTAGATTTCTCAGAGTTTATGGAGACGTGTTCAGATGCAAGAGATAAGTGGGGTAACAGCTTTACTTACACTCTCTTGGAAGAAAAAGACTTGACAAACAAAGGAGTATGTTGATATTATGGTAGACAATAAAGTAAAGGTTTTTAAAGTTCACGAGAATGCAAAGATTCCAAAGCGTGCACATCCGACAGATGCAGGGATAGATTTTTTTTACTGTCCGGAAAAGCCATCAACTTTGGCCATCGAGCCGGGACAAAGTGTCTTATTGCCAACGGGCATTAAAATGGAGGTTCCCCAAGATCATATGTTACAGATTATGAACAAATCAGGAATTGCTAGCAAGCGCAGTTTGATTACTGGGGCTTGCGTCGTAGACGAAGGGTATACAGGAGAGATCTTTGTAAATCTCCACAACATAGGTACAAAGACAAATTTTGTTGAGTCAGGGCAGAAAATCGCCCAGGGCGTTTTCATAAAGATTCAGAAACCAGATCTTTGCGAGATTATGGAGGATGTTCTTTATGAAGGGGATACATCTAGGGGTGCCGGCGCACTTGGCTCAACAGGAGATTCATAATGGGTGGTTTTTCTAGAAAGCTTAAAAGAAGAAATCTAGCAAAGTCAAGAAAAGTTTTTATGAAACATTTCAAAAAGACTATGGAAAATTTTAAAAAACAAGTCATGTGCTCAATTTGCAGACGCCAACCCGAAGAGGGAGAGAAAATAGATGATTGGAGAATTAATCAACAGTCAAATAATATTGACTTGATTTGCTCTAGTTGCTATAATGAAGGAAAACACGAAGAGGTACCCAGTGGAAAAACTTGAAGAAGCCATTTGTTTTGATGATGTGCTGCTTAAGCCAGCCAAAAGTTCAATTAAATCTAGAGAAGAGATTAGCTTAAAAACCAGCTTAGGCAATATTCCTTTCGACTTACCTATAGTATCAAGTCCGATGGATACTGTGACTGAAAGTGCTATGGCAAACGCCATGTTAAAGTTTGGTGGCTTAGGGGTGGTACACAGATATAACAGTATCAAAGACCAGGCAGGCATTGTTTCAAGAATTACTGAGAATCTGCTCATGGAGAATCATCACGCTAAAGATAAAGCAGCCGCGGCCATCGGCGCTTCTGGAGACTACATGGAAAGAGCACGCGCATTACACGCGTCAGGAACACGTATTTTATGCGTCGATATTGCTCATGGCCACCACTCTCTTATGAAGTCTGCACTCAACAATCTAAAAGATGCTTTCGGCACATCAGTACACTTAATGGCTGGAAATGTTGCAACCTTAGAAGCGTTTAACGACTTATCAGACTGGGGCGCAGACTCTATCAGAGTTGGCATCGGAGGCGGCTCAATCTGTTCTACAAGGATTCAAACCGGACACGGAGTTCCAACTTTGCAAAGTATTTTCGATTGTGCTCAATCTGATCGTTCTGCTACACTAATTGCAGATGGAGGGATAAAGACAGCTGGAGATATTGTAAAAGCCATCGCCGCAGGCGCAGAAATGGTTATGTTAGGATCAATGTTGGCTGGCACAAGCGAAACTCCTGGTCAAAAATTTGCTAGTGCTGAAGGGAAAGAATACAAAGTTTACCGAGGTATGGCATCACCCGAAGCACAAATTAGCTGGAGGGGAGAGACCCGCTCCCTGGAAGGGGTTTCGACAACTATACCATTCAAAGGCTCAGTAAATAAAATTTTATTAAACCTGAGGCAGAATATTAAATCGGGCTTGTCCTATACGGGGACCAAAAATATAAGAGATTTCCAACACCGAGCAAAATTTATTAGACAAACGGGAGCCTCTATGCTTGAGAGTAAGACTCATATTTTAAATTAAAGAATAGTATGAAAGATAATCTAGTAAATTTTGTTTTTAAATGTCACGAAAAACAATCCGCAGACTTGAAGATACGACTTCGTTTTGACGGCCTTCAGCAGACAGAATTTTTTTGCTCTCTTTTAGATTATTATTTAGACAGAGAGCCCCTTATGTTAGAGATAGTGGATAAAATAAAGGAGAAAAAAATGAGCCACAAAAAAATAAAAAAATCGAAAATTGATACAGCAAAAGGAAAAACTTTGCTTGCAGATCTGGGAATATCAGATCAAGAAAGAGATTACATTTTTGATATGATTGAGTCAGAAGCGAGTACTGATGAATAATAGCAAAAGAAGAAAGTGCTGTAACGAAGACGACTGCAGGTGCTGGATTGATTATCCAGAAGATGATAATTGTATCAACGTCGCCATTGAAAAACATGGCCCAATGACACTTGAACAGGTAGCCAAAAGGCTGAAGGTATCACTAGTTAGAATTTCTCAAATTGAAAAGCAGGCTCTCGCAAAACTTTATAAGAGAATAAAAACTGACTTTTAACACAGCCAATAACTATTTATATTTGTAACAGATACCCATAATCACTATTCTGAAAAGGAGAACTATAAAAAATGAGTGATAGCAGATTACTAAAAGAAAACACAATCAGAAGATTCATGAAACTTGCAAATGTTGAATCTTTAACAGATAACTTTATCTCTGAAATGAGTGTTTATAAAAAGCACGAAGAAGACGAAGTAAAGGAGAATTCTGAAGCTGAAGCTGAAGAGACCCTCGAAGAACAGGAAGAAGAGACCATCGAAGAACAGGAAGAAGAGGCCATCGAAGAACAGGAAGAAGGTGACGACGACCTTGATCTTGAAGACGACCTCGACGACCCGGCCGAAGAGCCAATGATGGGAGATGAGGGCCCTGGCGCTGCAGATATTAGCCTCACAGAAGAAGAAGCTCAGTTGCTAATTGATCTTGGTGAGAGGCTAACCGCCGCCATGGCAAGCGACGATGACATGGGGGACATGGACGACGACATGAGTGACATGGACGACGATATGGCCGGTATGGATGATGATCTCGAAGGCGCTGGTGAAGAAGATGATATGGCCGCAAAGAGCTATGACAATCCGGTGATGCAAGAAGATCTTGTACAAGAAGTTCTCAAGAGGGTTACAAAAAGAATACTTGCAAAGAAGAGCAAGTAAGGTTTCCTAGTCTGCTATTAGGATAAACAAAACCCCGCTTACTGCGGGGTTTTTTATTTGTTGACTATTTCTAAAAAATTTGCTATAATATGATAAACTAAGCGAAAAGGGAAAAGTATGCCAAAATCTCAAGAAAAAAAAGAAAAGAAAAAGGGCAAGTCTTCAAAAAAGAAAGAAGATCAAAAACTAGTAATAGTTAACAATATCCAGGCGCCAAGCTCCCAAGATCCAGAGCTAAGAACTATAAACTTGTACGGGGATATAACTGAAAAAAAGGGTTCCGATACAGTCGGCGCTCTATTGTTTTTAGAGAACACTGCCCATACGATTGGCAGAAGAGACTCAAAAGACCCAGATAGTGAGGAAGTTGTAATATCGCGCCCAATATCATTAATGGTATCAACATACGGCGGCTCAGCATCAGAAATGTTTTCTATTTTGGACGTCATGGACATGGTGAAGAAAAATACATGTGACATTCACACTTATGGAATAGGAAAAGTGATGTCAGCCGGGGTACCAGTCCTGGCTGCCGGGACAAAAGGTCATCGAAGAGTCGGCAAAAACTGCAGGATTATGTTACACAGCGTCATGTCAGGCACCGGTGGAACGATACTTTCGATGGAAAATGAATTAGAGGAGATAAAATGGGTGCAAGAAAGGTATATACAGTGTCTTTCCTCATACACAAAATTAACTCCGTCTAAAATTAAAAAGATGTTAAAAACACAAAAAGATGTGTACATCTCTGCAGAAGAAGCAATTAAAATGGGAATTGCTGATGAAATTATCTAATTAAGAAAGGAGAATGTACTATGTCTTGGCATGAAGAATTTTTATCTAAAAACGTGAAAAAAAATAAAGCTATTTCCGAAATGAAAGATTTATTTCAACTTTTTGAGGAGGTTTACGAATCTCTCTCTCCTTCTATTCTTGGAACAAGCTCATCACAAAACTCTTTAGAAGAAGATGATTACAAAATTTTAGATGAAATGATCCTTTCCGGAATTAGCAATCTAATAACTGAAAGCAGTATTCAAGAAAAAGTCACAAAAAAACAGAGAAAAGAAGCAGAAAAGTTTATATTGTCTCTACCCTCTTTTGTGCCAACAGAAGCATGGGGAGATCCAACAACTGCAGATAGAAAGACTATAAATAGAATTTTTGCTGTCATGGGCGGAGGCCGCTCAGTGCAAAAAAAATTAGAATTTTTACAAAGGATTACATCTCCGACAAGCAAAATAGAATCACCACGTAGAGTCATCGCGTCTCTGTTGATTCTGGAAGCTCTGTCTGCTTTGATCTATTCATTTAATGAAGCTTCAGCTGGCTTTGTCTTTGAAGGGTGGCTAGCAGCACTCTTGCAGGGTAGGCAAGAGGCAGAAAGATCCGATAAAGGAAACCTTCCAATTCAAGATTTGATCGCATTTTCAGAATTGAAGGACGACTCTGGACAAGTGCCCGTGAGTCTCAAGCTATTAAGCCCAGATACACACGTTGAGGGCAGCTTCACCAACTTGATAGATGCTCTCTTTGACGATTATGCTGATAAAGGCGGCGCAGTAAATTATGTTGTCGCTAGAAAGAATAGCAGCGCAAAAAAAGGCGGAAAGGTAACTGTAGATTCAATTTCCATAGAATCTTTTGACATAAATCAAAGAAATTTTATTGATTTATTCACCCTCACCTCTGGCAAAATAATTGATAAGAAAACAAGAGAGAAGTCCGCAAAGCAAAAGAAACACGGCTTAAGTCAATTTACTTTTAAATCAGAATTCAGGGACAGAATTTTAGCTAGCTTTCCTGAATTAGTTGGCAGAGTCGAGAGGGGATTTACAACGGGTAAGGACCTGAAAGTTTTAGACTCTTCGGATGATATAGCAATTTTAAAAGCGCACCTCGACGATCCAACAATGCTTTATACACTGTTGCAACACTGCGCCGGCTACACTGGAAAAATTAGAAATCCGTTGTTTCAAGACCAAGAGGACCCAGAACAGGAGCAACCCGCCACAGACTCTTCTTCGCCTCAAGAAGATGATAATCAAGTTTCCGACGCTACCACGCCGGCCAAGAAAAAGCGCGGCATGGACTATGATGCTATGTTTGCAGAACTCGGTGACCTGATGCCACCTAAGAAAGGTCAGGTTTCGGAAAGGCAAAAGTCTGAAGGCGCCACAGGATGGACGATATCCACAAAGCAGGTTGAATTTCTGTCAAGCAGGGGAGTTATTGAATTACAACAATTGGGCACACTACCGGCAAGCAGAGAACAAATCATCGACGTTGCAGTGATGCATATGGATACCGTCAGAGAAAAGTTTCAAGTTTTATTCAAGGCGTTTTCGGAACTGACGGAGGATATTAATAAATATGTTACTTTTCCATCACGCGGCGCCGCAATGAATGCGGGCCAGAGAGCAATCGGCCACACAGAAACAATTCAAGACCAGATGAAAGAAAACATTACCGCCGACACTTCAGCACCAGATTCAGATTTTATTTCTTCGGACGAGATATAGCATGAAGAGAATAATGTCTAATTGGGAAAATTTTCTAAATGAAAGTTTTTCTCCTAGGAAGCCCTTTTTTAAAGAAACCAGGCAACAAAAGGTAGGAAGTAAGCTCTTCGACCATATGAAAAGCCTTCTGCCAAGGATACACTTATCTACGACTCTCCAGTCTTTTGATAACTACCCCACCTCCAAGCAAGTTGCAGAGAGCGAAAAAGCTAATGCTGTTACACTAGCATCCTTTTACGATGCTAATATAAAGAAGTCAGAAATTGAAAGTCACCTAGAAAATTTTGCATCGGCATCGGATGTAAAATTAGTCCCACAGTTCGTAGAAAATAAGCAGTTAAACAATCTCGCTAATTCATGGCAAATTCCTCAATCTAGAGAAGAAAATTCCTTAGTCGTAATTTGGGTGATCAAGCCCATCGAGACCGAATTCGATATTCAACAAGGCGAAATAGACGACTCAAAAGCCTCAGAATAATAAAAATATACTTTACATTTTAAGATATCATGGTATAATATACGTGTACTTTTGAAAGGAAATTATTATGAAAACGCACCTAGACCACGGCCCTGCCCTCCGCCGTAAATTAATAGAGGGAGTAAACGTCTTAGCAAACTATGTTGCAACCACACTGGGACCCAAGGGGCAAAACGTTTTAATACATAAATCAGGAAATACTCCCTTTGTGACCAAAGATGGTGTCACAGTCGCGCAAAATATATCTTTTGAAGATCCGCACATGAATGCTGGTGCACAGATTGTAAAACAGGTGTCAGCGATGACAAACTCTGAAGCCGGAGACGGGACAACCACAAGCACAGTCCTAGCGCGAGAATTGCTCGTGCAGGCTAATAAACATATAGAGTCAGGCATCTCCCCCATCGAGATTAAGCGCGGTCTAGAAAACTGTATGCAGGACGTGATGATGTTTATTTCGGACAATTCTAAGCCGATTTCTTCCAAGGAGGATGTTATGAATATAGCAACAATTTCAGCTAATAACGACAGATCAATAGGTGAACTCGTATCTACTGCGGTAGACAAGGTAGGGAAAAATGGTTCCATCACTATCGAAGAGGCCCGTTCACAAGAAACTAGCTTGGAGTTGGTCGAAGGGTTCAGATTTGATGGAGGCTATGTCGCAACTGCATTTGTAACAGACGAGAGAAGAAATGTTTGTCGTTTTGACGGGCCTATTTTTCTTATCACGGACGAAAAGATAGATCAAGTAAATCAAATACTTCCTGCCTTAGAGATCGCCGCCCGGGAAAGCCGGCCTCTTGTTATCGTAGCTGAAGAAGTTGCCGGTCAAGCTTTGGCGGCACTAATTATGAATACTGTCAGAGGCTCAATGAAGGTGGCTGCGGTTAAACCGCCTTGTTACGGTGAAGAACGGCGCGCCATATTGAGTGATCTGGCAATTTCTACGGGGGCTAAATTTTTTCAAAGATCTATGGGAGACAAAATCACCGAAGTTGCCTTGACAGATTTCGGTAAAGCTGCTACGATCGAGATCGGTAAAAATTTGACTACTGTTGTAGACGGAGATGGGAATTTTGAAAAAATTGAAGAAACAATTGACAAACTCAAAAACGAAATTAGAGAAATTGATGACTTACATGTGGCACAACGACTCCAGGATCGTATTACTCGCCTCTCTTCTGGGGTTGCTATTATCCGTGTCGGTGCTTCTTCTGAAGTAGAGATGATAGAGAAGAAGCATAGGATCGAAGATGCCCTAGAAGCAGTGCGCTCTGCCCAGTCCGAGGGTGTCGTTCCTGGCGGCGGTGTCATGTTCTTGAAAGCTTCACAAATTTTATCTCCTAATTTTGAAAACGAAGAGCAGGCTTCAGCCTTGAATATCTTCAAGCGTGCTCTTGAAGCGCCCTTCAGAACAATGGCAACAAACTCTGGAATGTCACCAGATGTGACTATGTGGATGATAAAAGACAAAGAACTTGAAACTGGTATAGATTTTTACTCCGGCTCCAGTAAAAACTTAATTCAATCTGGGATTATAGACCCTGCTAAGGTAACTAGATGCGCACTTAAGAACGCGGTCTCCGTCGCCGGCACTCTTTTATTGACAAACCATAGTATTGTTGATTCATAAGAAACTATTTAGTTTCGGAGGGATTTTTTCATGTCGGAGAATCAAGACCACGTATTAGAATTAACATCTAAAATAGATAAAGTTTGTAACGGCATTGATGTATTGCAGGGCAAACAGGAAGAGATGTCTGAAGACATCGCAAAAATAAAAGAGGCAGTCTATAACCCCGACCAGGGATTATATGCAAGACTTAGAGAGTTAGAGTCCTGGAAACATACATCATCAAGAATGATTTGGACCCTCTTCACAACTGTTGTAGGTCTCATTGGTGCCTTTGTACTAAAGAGTGTAGGATCGTAAATGTTAGTAGAATTAAAAAAGCTGAATATTATAAACGAAGGATACAAGAGAAATATTTCGTTAGACCGAGTGTATGTTAACTCAGATCATGTAGTAAGTATTACAGACTATAGGGGTGTGAAGGATTTTTTGTTATCTGAAGATAATCATAACTATTCTGGCAACAGCTTCTCTCTCTTAAAAATTTCTAATTTTAATAAATTGGAAGAAATAATTATTCTTGGATCTGCAGAAGAAATTTTTAATAAGCTAAATTCACAATCAAAGAGTAAGATATTAAATGGATGAGAGATATATAATTATTGGCCGCTCTAGTTGTCCATTTTGTATAATGGCACAAGATGTACTTGTAGCCAAAGGGGGGCAGTATATTTTTCTTGATTATGAAGAAGACAGGCAGATTCTAGAGGAATATAAAGTGTTTCACAATCAGGAGACCGTACCAATTGTGCTTTCAAATAATTTGAAAACTGGAATGGTTAAACAAGTTGGGGGGTACACCGATCTGCTGGAGCATATAGGTGTCTAATAAAGATAAAAAAACACCCGTAAAAGTATCTGTGATACAAGTCATATATGACGCTACTTTGCCTATTTATTATAGGCTGAATGCACTAACAGAAGACGTCATGTCAGGTGCTTACCCACTTTCCTTGGCAGAAAAATCATTACTACTTGAACACACATCTCACGCCATTTCTTTAAAATTTTTATTTGAGGATATACTTGAGGAGGCTAGTAGCGAAAAATTACAAGTTGTGTATTTAGATAGTAGTGAGTTCAAGAATATCTTATACATGTCAAAAACCGTAGAAAGATCCAACAGGGTTATATTCAACAATACGGGAATTTGGAGTCACTAAAAAAGTGATATATCTAGGGATATTGCTATTTTTTGTGGGTCAGACTCTAGGATGGTTTCAATTAAATTCTCAGTCTATTTCAGAATACTGGAAAGATAAGGCGATCCTCTCAGCAATAGTGATGGGCGTTCCTACGTCGGTTATGTTTTGGTATGGCTGGAAGTTTATTGTTGAAGCAACAGATTCGGCTTGGTCAGCTAGATTTTTAGCTTCTTGCACGGGTCTTATAATTTTTCCAATTCTAACATGGTATCTTTTAGGTGAAACTATGTTTACCCCAAAGACATTAATATGTCTAGCCCTTACGATTATTATTATGATAATTCAAATTTTTTATTGACATTAAAAAAATCGTGTTTATATTAATACTGTAGCTAGGCTGCCGAAAGGAGCTTGGTTACAAAATATGTAACTTGCTTAAAAAGGAGGAATATAAAATGAATGCAATTACAATCCACCGCCCAGGACTTTTAGGGCACAATGTTATTAACGAGGTCTTTGATAATTTCTTTAATGATTTTCCAATGCATCTCAAAGCTTCTACGCAGGGCTATCCCGTTGCCGACATTTATCGAGATGATGATGGCTCTACTGTGTTGGAATTCGCCTTGGCCGGCTTTAAGAAGAAAGAGCTAGCTATTGACATTCAACCTGATAAGAAGTCGATCACAATCTCTGGCAAAGCCAGTGAGGAGAATTCTAAAAGGCAAAGGATTGCCCGAAGAAATTTTACTAGAACTTATGTTAATTACGATAATAATTTAGATTTGTCGCAAGCACAAGCAAATTTTGAAAATGGATTGCTGTCAGTCCGCGTCCCCCCGCGTCCTGAGGCCAAGCCTGTATCAATCCAAATCAATTAATTATTAAACCCTTAACCTCCGCCTTTACTATTTACTATAAAAAGGTTATAATCTTAATATGGCAGATTTTTATAAAAGGTGGAGGTCCTTCCTTGCTGAGGCTCCAAAAGACGCAAAGATACTGAGAAATGTAAATGTTGACTACATAAAAAAAGAAGTTCCCCCGGAACCAGATGAATCTCCCCGAGATTTCTTTTTAAGAATACAACAATTAGAACGTGATCCCGAGTATCCTAATCCTATTTTCCCTCATGAGTTGGTATCTTGGATGGAATCTCTACCAGATAACCACTTTCCCAACAAAGACAGGAAAAGGTTTGCCAAATGGTTGGCCAACTCAATATATTATGAGGAAACTGATGGAAAGCACAAGCCAGTGCCGGCCGCAGCTTTTGAGAACCTTGTAACTTATAACAACGACGTGAGGATTATCACAGATTATCTTAATGCCTCGACTGAACTGCCAAAAGAGTTGTGGAGTCTAGGTTTCTATCAGCTGCATGACTTGTCTCTTGAGTGGCACGAAAGGCTCGCTGCCGGCGTTGTCGGGAAAGAAGAGCTGCCGGCAGGCAAGCTAAACTATATCGGTAAAAAAGTAGTTTATAAATTTAAAAATGGCTATTCTATAGTTGAGGTCGACCCTACAGCGGGCGAAAGAGATTATACAAAAGAAGAAGGCCTTCGTTGTGGTTGGGCACATAATTATGAGGAGTTGCAAGAATTTCACTCGTATTTTGATGAGAAAGGAGTAGATCCATCTGAGCGGCCTGAGTTTTCAATCCGAGACAAAATAAACGATCTAGACATTGAAGGTTGTGCCATGGGTCATTGCGTTGGAGGATATTGTGATACCGTCACCAAGGGCAACATGACCATATATTCTTTAAGGTCACCAGGAAACAAGCCTCATGCAACAATAGACGTTGTAAATAGTAATAAAAAAGTATATCAGATTAAGGGAAACCAAAATGAGGTTCCCATCGAAAAGTATCGACCGATGATAAAGCAGTGGCTTCAGTCCTCTGGCCTTGATTATGAGAATACCACTGATTATTTAAACATATTAAGCATAGAAGAGGTAAATAGACTTTTTCGAGAGGGCAAACTATCGACAGAGCAGAGTCTTGAGCTGGCCAGGCACTCTGATAATCAAGAGGCTCTTAGTTTTATTCTAGATAAGATAGAAGATAAACTGGATATGGAAGACGACCCTGAGCCTCTTGGCCGCGACATGAAAAGAAAATTTATTGATGTAATGTGCAGAAACAAAAATATGAACGAAGATATTAGGATTAGGCTATTAAAGGTAGCGCTACCATTAGATACTTTGGGTGTTCGTGTCAAAGAAGTGTTGGTGTCGGATCCTTTTCCACCTGCGCGCCCAGCCCATATAGACTCCGCAAAGCTCGCAACAGCGGCATGGTCGGAATTATCTAGTGATCTCACCACTGGAAAAATAGGTGAAGAGAAGATGTATTACATGCAGGCCTTTATGGAAGGAAAAGATACAGACCAAAACATAAAAGAGCAGATAATAGAACACATTTTAAGTGATGAGTTTTTAAAACGAAACTTGAACCGTTATTCTATGAACAATGTCGGTTCTCAAGTGATCCGGCGCTTTGGCATGCCATTCGGACATATTGTTCAAGCTTATCTTAAAAGTAAGGGCGCCATAGAAGAGCAAGTAACAAAAATATATGATCTACAGAGAGACAAAGTCTTCAAGGTCACATATGGAGAAAGCCGAGGCTTGAACAGCTACATAGCAGGTTCCACAGCGATGTCTGATGAATTGGTAGATAAGATTATCAGAGATGTAGAAGATAACAGATACATGCAGATGTCCCGAAATAACATAGTGGATATCATAAGCAATAGAAATGTTAGTGATTCTAGCAAAATCAAATTGTTAAATGTGGAAGACAGGGACAACCAAAGTATAAGGTCGCAGACACTTGCCACCGATGCGTTCTCTAATTCAAAGGGATCTGCGGGTGTCGTTTTTAATCCACGCGGCAAGATGTTGGCAAGAGCCCTTAAACAGGCAGCTGATGATGGAAATATTAGTGTAGAAGTTTCCAAGTATCTTGTTGATAAGGGAATCCTCGACTCTGTATTTGCAAAAGAGCTAGAAGGGGAGTACAGAAAGAAAACAGGAAAAGACCCAATGTTTCACACCCAGTCGGGCAACGAAAGAGCGCAGACTTTAAGAGACATTCGTAATCTAGCACTACAGTGGCTTGCCCAACAAAAAAAATTAGTAAAACTAGGAGGTCCTGAGGTCTTTGACCTTATGGAAGAAGTTAACAAATATTTTGGGAAAAACATAATGACAAAAGATAAATTTTATGATAGTATTAAAGAACAAATAAACATTAAGGAAGAAAAAGGTAGATCCAGGCAAAGAGGGATTTATAAATTTTATTGTATGATAGCTTATAACTTATCCGCAGATGCGGGAAAATCAAGAGGCTTGGATGACATTCTGGCAGACCTACGCGCACTTCCTAACGTCACAATTGTGACAGTGGCGATTAGAAATCAAAAGGTTGCCGAAGGCAGATACATCGCTGGCCTAGCAATCAAATTCATACCGTCCACACCAGGAGACATGAACACTCCAGAGAATGTTAAGTCAAGAATTGTAAAGGACATAAAGAGATTACAAAATGTACAGTCTCTTTTCAAATTATCGACCGGTCTTATAAGATTAGAATAGGCGGAAACATGAAAAAGACACCAGAGCAAGTGAAACGAGGTGAACTCAAGGCAGTATTTGATAAAGTCCTGTCTACTCATCAAATTTCTCTGTCTCCTGAGACAATAGAAATTTTTGAAGGTAAAAATTCAGATTTTACAACTGCTAAGTTTTCTTTCATGCAAAAAACAAGTGATGAAGAGGGCAAGATCGTTACGATTGAAAACGCAGAGGGAAAAGGATTTTTAGATTGTTTGTTTCAAGGTCTACATAATTACTACAAGCAAGACTTCCCTAGCTTGGAGAAGATAAAGCTAGTTGATCTTATCGTAAAGCCGGCCATAATTAAAAAAAAGAAAAGTTTTGGATCCGACGCCAGCGCTTACACTGTTTTCAAAGTTGAGGTTTCAGAGAAGGGTTTAGTAGAATTTGTGAATGAATCTCGCTCTTTGGTTTATTCTGGTTTCTGCACTGCTTTGAAAATTTTGGAATTTTACATAAATTGCGAAAAAAGTTTTATAAAATTGCAAAATATTTTGGAAGATGCCAGCCGAAGAAATAGACAAGATATAGTCGAGAACTGTAAGTTTGATCTATCTAAGATAACACAAATGAATACTTATGAAAAAGAATGATAAAAAAATTGATTGGCCAATTGCGATCGCTGCTGCTTTTCTTACGGCGACTGTTTTTATATGGCGTATTATTGCTGAATAATAATATTCAGTTTTTGGTGTTATTGTGGTTTTTACTCTTAATTACTTTAGGAGTTGTACATCACTATGCATCACTCGAAATCGAGAGTCAAAGAACTATCAGTAGGTGACCTTGTTACTCACGCTTTATATGGGAAAGAGTGGATAGGTATAATAATTCATTTTGTTAACGAGAGCGGAAAACAAACTCTTCACAATGAAAAGGCGTTGGTCCAAATCCAGCCGAATACAAAATTTGATGGTTTCTTTAAAAAGAAAGTATCAGATAAAAATAAAGTAAATGACAATCTAGGTTTCATTACCACAAACTGGCTTTTTAAATTAGAGATGATGAAAGTTTTGAATTTACACGGTACAAAGCATCCTGACGTGGATGATAAGGTTAGGAAATTTTTGAATTTTGTTGAACTACCCTGTGAAATAGTTACAGGAAATTCCTCAAAAATGAAAAGGATAGTGAAATCTATTATAGAGGAGTATTCCTGGCAGTGTAGAGAAAAAGATAGTCATAATTTTGGTTCACTTATAATCACAGAAAAATAGAATACAGATATTGACAAATTCTAGAAATTAAGTTATAATATATAAACAATTACAAAAGGTAAAATATTATGAATTATGGATATGCTTGCATCAACATGACTCTATCAGATGTACCCAAATCTAAAAGAGTTACAACAAATAGAACTATGATAAAACGAACTTTTAAAGAAAAGGGAATTAAGTACGCCTCAGAGCTTGCTCTTCAAAACGTAAAGGATCTAATTAAGATTCTCTCATGGAATGAAAAAAATAACATCAAATTTTATCGGATGTCTTCTGACATCTTCCCGTGGTGCTCAGAGTACAACTACCATGATATGCCACACTATAGAGAAATTGCGTATTGGCTACGATATGCTGGAGACCACGCGTCGGACTGGGGCCACCGCTTGACCTTTCACCCTGGCCCTTTTTGTTGTCTCGCATCTCCCAAAAACGATGTTGTAGAGAAGACATATAAAGAACTCAATAATCACTCTCGTATCTTTGATATGATGGGCTTTGAACCAAGCCATTACAACAAGATCAACATCCACGTAGGAGGCACATATGGAGACAAAGACAAGACAGCGGAGCGCTTCATCGAAAATTTCAATAGACCTGGAGGACTGGATGAAAACACTAAGAAGCGATTTACACTAGAAAACGACGATAAAGCCTCCATGTGGAGCACAAAGGATATTTATGAAAAAATTTACCACAAAACTAGAATCCCGATTGTTTTCGATTACCATCATCATAGATTCTGCACAGGAGGACTCACTGAACGAGAGGCCCTCAAGCTCGCAGCTTCCACTTGGCCTGCTGGAATCAACCCAGTTGTTCACGTATCAGAGTCGAGAGCTATTGAACAAGGCGACCCAAAAATTCGCCCACAAGCTCATTCAGATTTTATCGAAAGAAAAGTAGACAGTTATGGTGAACATCATGATGTTATGCTAGAATGCAAAAAGAAAGAGTTAGCCTTGTTGAGGCTGAGGAAAATGCATGAAGCCACCTGAATTAAAAATCTATACGGGCCCAATGTTTGGTGGAAAAACTACAAGAATGCTAGCAGCCTTGGAGAGATATCAGTACCAGCATAGGAAAACAATTTTAGTAAAACCAAAGATAGACAAGAGATATTCAGAGGAAAAAGTTGTCACCCACAAGGGCCAAGAGCATACTTCGATACTTGTTGAAAATGGGGAACAAATCTACACTAAAGCGTCTCAAGCAGATGTGCTCGCGGTGGATGAATTATTCATGATTCCAGACTCAGCCGACGCTCTCTTGGCACTCTACAAGGAAGGTAAGACAATCTTAGTTTCCACTCTACAGCTTTCCTCCCAGCCTGAAGGATATACAGCCTTTAGGGAGGTTGAAAGGCTGTTACCTTGGGCCACAAGCATTGAAGTCTGCCCTGCAGTTTGCTATAAGTGTGGCAGCGATGCTTTCTACACAGAGAGGCTTTCAAAGGACCATCGAGAGGTGCTTGTCGGAGGCGCAGAATCTTATCAGCCGGTCTGCTGGGAGCATTCCCTCTTACCTAAAATTTAAATTCATAATAAAAAATATTAACATAACTATACTATTTATAGTATGAGAGAGTTCGAGAAAGGTGACAGAGTTGTATTGTTAGATCGTCCTCTTGGCCGCCCATCTAAAATAGGAGGAGTGATCATAGGAATTCTTAGCGAAGAAGAGTATAATATTTTATTGACAAATGGTTTTGGAAAAGGTAAAATAAAGAAAGTTAAATGCTTTCAAATAATTAAGGAAGAAGATTACAATGAGAAAGATAAGACAAGGCAGCAGAATTAAAACAATTATAGAGACTGAATATCAAATTACTGAGTTTCATGAACTGGATAATTTGGATACAAAATCCATATCAGATTCAAAAAATAACTATGAAGAATCATTCATCCGGATAAGAGAAGCGCTCCAAGGAAAGCCCTGGTGTTGTGATAACGATAATGATGTTTTGTTTATATGCCAAACTATCGCTGATGAATTAAGGCAAAACCTCCTGCTCAGAAAAGAGGGCCAATGAAGAGAGGGGAAGAGGTTAGATGCATCGTTGAGTATGATCTCCTAGGTCTAGCTATAAAGGGTGAAAAGGGTTGCTATGTGAAGACCGATGGGTCTACGGGAAAGCATTTAATATGGTTTCCCTGCAATGGTGAGTGGGCTGAGTTAGAAGGTAGTCAAATTGAGCTTGTTAACAAGCCTGGATATATCCCTAGAAAATTTAAAAAATTTATAAAAAATATTAAGACTTTAGAATACACTTTTCCAACATGAAATCAAAAGATGTAAAATGCAACAAGCACTATTGGTCGAAAAGGCATAATTGCAAGTGCACAGCAGTATCAGTTGCAAGGTGGATGGTTGAGTTAAAATTTTTAGACAGTTCTAACGATGGTTGGTACCATTGTCAAGAGTTGAGAGAAATAACATCAGAAGACGAAAAAGTTATTGACATTTCTAGTCTTTTAAGGTAATATATAAATATGGATTTTGGAATTGTAATGCTTCTTGTTCTATCGCTGCTGTTTTTGCACAATAGGTCAATGGCCGTCGCACGGCAGCAAAGAAAAGAAGAGTTAATAAGAAAATTTGTCAAAGACGCTGTACAGAGAAGAAAGCTAGATGAGCTTTATGGAAGAGACGCATCGCAGAAAGTGGATTACGACAGGTAAGATCGTAAAAGTCTTACCTCATGTAACAGGAAAAGAATTCTCCCCTGGCCACCGTGGAGATCGAGTGTGGCTACGCAATCAAAACATTGGAATTATAACGAGCGTTACCTCTGAGGGGTCATACACATATTGTGATGTTCTACTAACAAGCGGCATCATGATTTATACGAGTCAGATCCAACTGGAGAACATTGGTAACTTAGTTGAAAGCAGGATGAGAAAACAATGAAGATTGGCAATTTATATCGTGTAAATTACGGTGCAGGTTATGGCTTCAGCCCACCATGCATGTTTCTGGGTTTTTCTAATACTCGAAATACCAACCCAGAGTGGGCAAAGATGATTTGTCAAGAGACTGGCAGACAGTTTGAATCTCACATTGACTATATTTATCCTATACGTCGCACCGCATGGGTTTATGCGAAAGGTTCTAGATCATGAAAGTCGGTGACTTAGTTCGATATATCCGTGATCCCGACATGATCGGGATAATCAAAGAACAAGAGAAGTTTCAGTTCATCACTAGAAACTATATTTTGTGGAACGATGGCTGGCCTAGAATTGCAGCACGCCTTTGGTTTGACGATTGCGAGTTGGAGCTATTAAATGAAGTCCGGTGACTTAGTAATAAAGCGTTGGGGTCGTATTGAACCGTATCAGCAAGGTACAGTTGCTCTTTGTCTAGGTCCAAAGCAAGCAGCAGGGCTTCTAATGACTGGCCCACTGGTAGAAATTTTGTACCCTGGATATAGTCCACAATTGCACAAGCCAAGTGAGTTTGAGGTTATCAGTGAAAGTCGGTGATCTAGTGAAAAATGGACAAGGGCATACAGGTATTGTGACAGGTGTTGGCTACAATGGCAGCTGCCCAAGTTACGAGAGGTGCCCATTCTCAAACCCAGACGTCCACGTCGTCACGGCTCACGGTAAAAGATTATGGTCTTACAAAGCCTTGGAGGTTATCAGTGAAGGTCGGTGACTTGGTAAACAACAGGAAGTCAGACTGGTCAGGAATTGTCCTCAAGATCAAATATCACCGCGCTATTGTCCCGCATATTTTGATTTTTGATAAAGAGGGCAGTGTCTTTTGGGAAAGAATGAGTGATTATGAGGTTATCAGTGAAAGTCGGTGACTTGGTAAGACGCAAGTGGCTTAACCAACGCGACACCAGGCTGGCGATAATAGTAGAAGAGCCAAGCCATCATCACTTGAACATCAGGTTTTGCGATGACGGTCGTAAGATTCCAGCAGCAAAGAAGAATTTGGAGTTAGTCAGTGAAAGTCGGTGACTTGGTGAGAGAAGATTGGGCTGGTGGCAGACTTGGTGTGGTTGTATCTAAAATCAGAAAATCAACACCACGAGACAACCATAAGCTTGGCGTGATGTATGGCGATGTGCATCCTGTTGTGGATATTGTCAGGCAGAGTGAAAGAGGGGCAATCAAAGTTGTTCGAGATATTGAAACATTGGAGTTAATAAATGAAAGTCGGTGATCTGGTAAGAATGAACCCGCTATGTCATCCAGAACAGTATGGATATGGAATCATCACAGAGGTCATAAGTCCACTCAGGGTCAGGGTAAAATGGGAGAAGTTAAACTGGAAAGACAACGCGTTTGCGTGGACACAAACGAATATGCTGGAGAACCTAAGCAATGAAGATTGGTGACTTGGTCAGATATAAGAAGAGTGAGTTTATATCTGACCGCGTGTATAATGACTATGTTGGACTAGTTTTAGAGGTAAGCTCTCTTAGGTTTAAGGAAGACAGAAATATATGTGTAAAGTGGAACACCACACACACCAGCGTACTATGGCACGAAGAACGAAACCTGGAGGTTATCAATGAAAGCCGGTGATTTAGTAAAATTTAATTGTTCAATATTTAACAGCGCCCCAAAATCTTTATTTATTGTCAAAGCGGTTAGCCAATCGGTCTTTTTCTGGGATACTGCCCACGATCCAAACGATAAAATTTGGGCTAGGCTACACGACTACCCTGCACCCGTCGAAACAAGGATTCTGGAGGTAGTCAGTGAATGTCGGTGACAAAATTTGGGACTGGATGAACGAACATATGTATGTGACCGTGTTCGTTCTTGCTCTCATAACCGACTTCTGGGCTAATTGGTATAGCTATGCTATTGTTCACGACTGGATTGTGCTTCAGGCATTTTTAGGAATGGCTTTGCCCTTCTTAAATCTGCCTGGAGTGTTGTTTTTTATAGACCGAAAAGACATAAAGGTGCGTCTTAAGCTTTGTGCTGTGTCCGCCGTTGCAATGTCGCTTGGCTCAACCTTGATGTTGCTTATGGTTAGAGCAGGAATAGGAGTTGGAAAGGATATGATACCATGAAAGTCGGTGACTTGGTAAAAGAGAATTGGGGGATGGAAAGAACTGGTGTTGTCTTGGTAGAACTTCCTCGCCCGCCGTCATCTCCCGTTCGCATGAGATTGTTCAAAGTCTTGTGGGGCACGTACTCTCCAACGCATCCCACTTTGATAGGTCCACTATGGGAATCACAAGCGGAGGTAATCAGTGAAAGTCGGTGATATTGTAAAGTGGACAGAGGTTGAAGAAGTATATAATAAATTCTGCACACATCCATCAGTGGAAGACTTGACAAATGTTAGAAAATGTGGTATTGTTATAGAACAAACACCATATATGTTCTTCGTTTTTTGGCAGAACGGAGATCTCATGGCTCAGAAACCAAATACTATTGAGGTAATAAAATGATTAAAGAAAGCGGACCTTTTAAACTTGGTATGACTCTTTATAGAAAAAGAGAAGACGGTACTAAGCAAGTTGGAGTTTTAGTCAAGATGCATCAAGATCCTGGTTGCTATAACCAGTCAATACATGGCCCCTGTCTTGGTGGCAAATCAATACTTTGGCAGGGCGACACAGGGCCAACATACCACTATGGTCAAACATGGTATGAAGATTGTTGCGGAGCATAAGATATGAAAGTTGGAGATTTAGTTACGCTCTCTGCGTATGGTAAAAAAGTTAAGAGAACGGGCTGGGTCCGCGATGGAGACATAGGGATCATTAAGTCTGAACATCCATACGATAGTTATAGAATTTTGTGGTGCAATTCTCAAAAGGGAAGTTACAGTGGCCCCGGTGCAAGGAATTATAGTACCCGTGGCGCTTATTGGGACTGGTGCATCACTTTTGAGCGTAGAGATTTAAAATTTGTAAAGGAAAAGAAATGAAATTTGAAGTTGGTTCAATTGTTGGTGTGAAAAGCGCTAAAGAACTTAAGCCTATCAAAGCTGTTTACTTGGGGTCTCTTGACCCTGACGATCTCATTTTTGATGATGGCCACGGCATACCCGAGTATACGTCGTGCCTAGTAAAGATTTTCCTATTAGGTAACGATTCCGTGACTTACACTTTAAAAGATAGGATAGTTGAACTGTGAGCACCGCCCAAGAGATGCTAGATTATTTGGAATCCGTAAGAGAGGAACTGGCGCCCGGCGATGGGCAATTTTTCTTATCTTTATTGTGGCAACATAATAACAAAAAAGAAAGAGGATCTTCACTGTCAGAGAGTCAAGTTTTTCATCTAAAGAGATTAGTGAGTAAATACAGCGCATCGGCCCTGATAGACAAAAGGAATTTCAGAGATAATTATTCCGACGACCACAGGCTAATAGCATTACGTTGCGCTAGGTATTATGATGTTCAGTATCCCAGATATTATGGGAACATTGTAGACAAGGTTTTGAACAGTCCAGAAAATCATGTTTTGGAATACTCAGAGTATAATAAAATGTGCAACAACAAGTACGCTAAAAAAATATTAGCAGCATACGATGAACCAAAAAAATTTTCTGTAGGGCAAATGGCACAGATCAGGGCCAACAACAGGGTAGATATTGCTAATAAAAATCGAGATCCGGGATCTTATGCAAATAGATCCGCTCGTCTCGGAGTTAGAAATAAGGTCTGTATGATACTTCAGGTCGATGCTTTGCCAATTACTCGCGCTGCAAAGGGAGCTAGGATCTATAAGGTTCTAGTTATTGATGAGGCATCGCCAATTTTTGCGCATGAATCGGACCTCAAAAAAGTAAGGGGGCTAAAAAAATGAATACGATTAAAGCTATATCATTTCTCCACAAGGGTGAAAGGGTTGTCGTTAAAGCAAACAGCAGTGGAAGATTCAGAGTTCCAGTGACCAATATCATCGAAGGTCGCATGAAGACTAACTTCAAAATGCTAAAAGCCAGAGAAGTAATAGAGCATGCGATCATAAAATCTTGTGACCCGACCTTGTACCTAGACAAAGGCGAGCGCTTGCGGGTATATCAAGACGGGGATCCAAGTTATTTGCCAGCTCAAGTAGAGGGTGTATTAGAAAAGCATGATTCAAAAATAAAATTTTCTTCTTTAAAAAAAATAAAAAAATCTAAAATCTTTTCACAAGATGCACCTGGTGATAGTCCGTACAGCGGCTCAGGCTCTGGGATAGGCTGGTTTGACATTTTTGACGGGATAGACGACTATTATGACTGATGAATCTCAACTTGAGGTTGGTGATTACGTTGTTGTGGTTGCTGATGCTGATCATTTTATGAGACCTGATAGCTTGAAATTTTATCCAAAAGCTGTTATACTGAAAACAGTAGGTGATAATTGGAGTAGAGTATTCTTATCTTCTCAAAGTCATACAAAAATACTAGATATGCCAAACACAATGTTGAGGAAAATTGATGGAAATATACAATTTTAGAGTGGGCGATATGCTTTATCACGATGACAACCACAGAACAACCAATCAAGATAGGACTTCAATCACGGGAGTTATTTATAAGGTAACACCGAAATATGTATATTATGCAATTTGCGCTGGTCCAAGAACTGGCGGCTGCGCCTATATATCAAGAGACAACAAGATAAAAAAAGACAAAATTGTCAAGGCTGTGAGAGAAGGTCTCATCCACATCAGTTACAGCGGAGGGACTAGCCGTCGCCGGAAGCAGTAAAAGAAAGCATGAAAAGTGTAAGGCAAAAAATTGATGTCGGTGATCTAGTTGAATATGAAGTTGGCAAGATGTCACTCACTGGACTTGTTATGGAAAGGAAAGCGATAAACCCCAACTATGACACTGACCGGCATTTCCATCCAGATGAATACCACTGCAAAGTTCTGCTGTTAAATTCTGACTTGCCAAATGACGCAAGATGGATAAGAACTAAGTGGTTGAAATTATTATCAAAAAACTCTTGACAATTTTTAATGATTCTGTTATAGTATATATATACAAAAAAATGAAAGGAAATTTAATATGCACGAAAACGTCAAGTACATGACCAACAGTGAACTGATTGGCCTTGCGAAAAATAGATTTACTTCCGAGAAAATACAAGTTGAGATAGCGAAGCATCACTATCGCAGGGCCAAAGAGTATTTATGCTGCAATAAGGGCCTTTCCAAGAAGGCTAGAGACATTCTCTGGGATCATCCTGGCTATGTTATGAAGGGTGATTTAATTGCGTATGGGCACTATTCCGATACCCCGCGCCTTGAATATGAAAACATTGGGTTTCTTTGGAACAATTTTTCAGATAAAATGCTGCGACGATCACCCTGGCGCCTCCAGAAGGTTTTCTTGTCTGGCACCCGATATTGGACTCACGGCTTTTGGGAACAACATAAAGGAGCCGTACAGACTCCAAATTTTGTTATGGAGGGCTTGTATGAGTCTATTGATAAACTATCAGGCTGGGAGCGATCGAGCTTAATCCAGCGATTAATCGAGTACAGGAATACACCCAAAGAAATTATAGTAAAATTGTCAGCATCTTGTACAGATGAGAGGCTCCGGAATTTCGCGTTGACAAAACTTGCACAAATTTCCGCATAAAGAACAATAAAATTTTATTAAAACAACTTGACAAATTATATGTAGTTTGATAAACTATTTATACATAGAACAACTTAACAGCAAACAAACATAAGGAGATTTCAGATGGCTGTTGATTTCGCTACTTTTTCGCAAATTGTTGATCACGTAACCGCAGTGCGTAAGCCTGTTCTTTTGCGAGGTCGTCATGGTATCGGTAAGTCAACCGTGGTATACCAGTACGCAGACCAACATGGGTTGGATGTTGTTGAACGCCGCGCCTCACAAATGACAGAAGGTGACTTGGTGGGCCTGCCTTCAATTAAGGCAAACTCTACTAAGTTTAACCCTCCCGACTGGTTTAAGACTGCTTGTGACAAGCCAGTGGTGCTGTTCCTCGACGAGGTTGATCGTGCTACTCTTGAAGTTAGGCAGGGCATCTTTGAGCTTACAGACAGTCGCAAGCTGAATGGTCACACTTTGCACCCTGACACGTTGATCTTTGCCGCAGTGAATGGTGGCGAGCACGGATCACAATATCAAGTCGGTGAAATGGATCCTGCCGAGCTTGACAGGTGGACCGTTTTTGATATCGAGCCTAGTGTTGAGGACTGGTTGTCTTGGGCTACTGATTCAAAAATTTCTAGTGAAGTCTGGAATTTTATCAATCAGAACAGATTGCACCTAGAGCATTCTGATGATTTTGAGCCAAACAAAGTTTATCCCTCTCGAAGATCTTGGGAAAGACTCGACGAGTGCCTGCAGAAGGGTCGGCTTTTAGACGAGTCAAGTCCCACTCTGTACAACTTGACCGCTGCATTTGTTGGCTTTGAGGCCGCTGTCGCCTTCAACGACTTCATAGCCAACTATGATAGGCAAGTAACAACTGAAGATATTCTGGTTCATGGTAACTTCGCCAAGGTTGCAGACTTTGGGATCAATGATCACACTGCAATCATTGATAAGTTTGAAGCGGAAGAGACATTCGGTAACGAGCTTAGTCAAGATTTGATTGACAACTTGGCAAGATACTTCATCATGTTGCCGTCCGAAGTTGCAATGAAATTGTGGACAGTTATGGGCAAGGGTGACGTTAACAACACTGTGAAGCTACACAAGTCAGAGGTTGACGGACAGTCTGTTTCAAAGCACTTTGTTCTACTAATCAACGGTAAGGAGTCGGAGTAATAAAATGTCTGATCTCGCAAAGAAAGAAGAGAGGGAGTTTGACCTCAATATGAACACCGCGAGACTGCTCATGGATGAGCCTTTCTTTGCGGCGATTTCCCGAAGAATTGACAAGCGCGCCAGCTATGCGATTCCAACCGCGGGCGTTATGGTTAATCCCGATACGGCTCAATTTGAAATGCTGTACAATCCAAAATTTTTTGACACTCTAAGCGATTTGGAGAGATCAGATATCTTAAAGCATGAATTTTATCATGTTATATTTGAGCACGTCACAGGTCGAATGCCAGAAGATATCAACATGAAGTTGTGGAATATCGCGACAGACTTAGCGATTAACTCTCATTTGCGTAACTTGCCAAAGGGTGGCTTAATCCCTGGAGAGAAAGGCACGCCATTTGAAAACTTACCTTCTGGTAAGTCTGCGGAGTGGTATCTTGCAAACATGCCAAAATTTGCAGGACAATCTAAGTCTGGTTCTGGCCCCTCTCAAGAGGGAGACACCGGGTCCAGCGGGGAAGACTCTCCCAATCCTCAGAATGACCCCGAAGATGGCAACGGCGGCTCTGAAGCTGACACAGGTCCCAAATCAGATTCTGATTCTGAAGAGAATAAAAGCCCTGGGACAGGCTCTGGCGATCAGGAATTACCAGAAATTCCAGATTCTATTGATGACCACTCAGGTTGGGGAAACTGCTCACAGGAAGTGAAGGAGATTGCGAAAGAGAGATTGAAAGAGGTTGTACGCAAGGCAGCCAATGAGGCTAGTGCCTCCAACAGGTGGGGCAGTGTCTCTTCTGAGACAAGGAAGAAAGTGATGAAGCTCCTAGAGACAAGGGTCGATTGGAGAAAGGTGCTAAGATATTTTATCAAATCTTCTCAGAAGGCAAACAGAAGCTCTTCAATCAAGAGGATCAATCGCAGATATCCGTATGTCCACCCTGGCAGAAAATCGAGCAGGGTTGCCAAGATCGCTATTTCAATCGACCAATCAGGGTCAGTGAGTGATTCAATGTTAGCTTTATTTTTCGCGGAGCTTAACAAGCTGGCAGAAATTGCAGAGTTTACGGTAGTGCCATTTGACACCCGAGTTGATGAGGATAAGGTTTTTGTTTGGTCAAAGAACTCAGCAAGAACTCCTGAACGAGTGCTCACCGGCGGCACTTGTTTCAATGCCCCGACTGAATATGTAAACGACAAAAATTTTGATGGACACATTGTACTTACTGATATGTGTGCACCGAAGCCAAAGGCCAGCAAGTGCCAGAGAATGTGGATGACCACAAAAGAGTATGCTAGTGCTTACTTTTCCACCAAGGAGAGAGTAGTTGTTATAGATTAAAATCCGACACGTATATGTGTCGGTGCCGGTTGGTCAATCCTCGCTTTCCATATGTGCTTACGAGCATCGAAAGATAGGTGGCAAGATGAGGCAACTGGTGGGACTTGGATACTATTATAGGATAAGGCGCGATTGTCTATAACCGCGTCCAAGTACAAACTTGGTTGAATGCCCGAGTGACAGAAGCAGGGACAACCAGGGGAGTGAAAGAAAATAAAATAAGACATAGGCTGGCGAAAGTCAAGGCGGTGAGGACAGCCTGACCCAAGATCCCAAATTTTTTATTGATGCGAACATAATTATTATATGGTTGCACTCAAAGAAGGCGATCTTGTCGCCTGTTATTTAACGAACACTGAGACATACGAAGAGCTTTTATCTTGGGGTATAGTGTTGCAAGTTTCGGAGTCTCTCAAGGACCTATTGGTGCTGGATAATTCTGGAAACATTTGCTGGTTCCCTAGGAAAAGATGGACAAAACTTAGAGAAGAAAAAAACAAAAATTTTACTGGACATTTATGATGACTATTGTTATACTGGTAATGTTGATAATGTCAATTAAGGCATTATTTTCTATTATCACGGGAGGAGGATAAGTGATTCGTTGCAAATCTGAAAAGCCCATGAAAAAACTAGAACTTGACCTCACAGGTCCAGAAGGCAATGCTTTTGTTTTGCTAGGATACGCAAGAATGTGGGGGCGTCAACTTGGGTACTCTGAAAGTAAAATTAAAGCCATTCAAGATGTTATGAAACTAACCAATTATGATGGTTTAGTACACACACTTGATCAGCATTTTGGCGAATACGTCACATTTTGGAGGTAAGGTACATGGATAATGAAATTTTAGATGAAAAGTTTGTCAGAAGAAAAGTAATGACACAGGGCGTCAATATCCTGAGAGCAATTATTGAATCATACCATAGTGGTATTTTTGATGACCCAAAGGCTAGTATACACTTATGCTCTTTATTTGCTCTTGTCGCAGAGGGTAAAGTCATAGGACATTTCGACTCTGAAACAGCTTCTACAAAATGGACTTTATCAGAAGATTATATGAAGAGACTTCAGGAAATTGAAGATGACATTTTGCAATCAAAAATTTTGAAGGGACCATGGAAAAATTCACTTGACCCAGACGTAAATACCTGATATAATTATATTATAACAATCAAGGAGTATTGAGATGGTTGCCATCTGTGTCGAGTGCTGGGAAGAATATAATCCAAAGAGAAGAGAACTAGGTTACAGGACATGCTTGGAGTGCGGTGCAGCTAACGCTAGGCTCGAAAAAGCTAGGAAAGCAAAGTGTTCTGCGCCTGCCTACAACAAAGGTGCGTATCAATACGTTGGTTCTGTACAAGCTGCTAGGAGCGTTGGACGTTGAAAAGTTGTATTATTTTTTCATTCGCTTTGCTGCTCACAGGTTGCCCAATCTCAGAAGATGATTGCCAAAAAGTTATGGTCTGTGAACAAGATAAGGAGATGCTTTGTTATGAGATGGACGATGGTTGCATAGACGAGTGTCATTATTGGGTTTTTGAAAGTTGCTTTGAGGTTTGTAAAAGTTAATGTCGCATACCGCAAGAAAAAATAGAGACAGGTATCCCGAAGTTGGAGACCTCATCATCGCTTATCCATCCACAACTAAAGTATTTATGGGGATCGTTAATCAGGTGACTGAGTATTGTTATGACACTGGCTACCGACAAAAGCAAAATGTCCTTATAACTTGGCAAGGTGAGCCGCCAGATAGTTACAGTTCGGAGTACGGATATTCAGCTATGAACATTCACAACCTTAGAAGCACATTCAAAATTTTTAGAGAAGGTGAGGAGATCCAGTGAGTGAAGCAGGGTTGTTGTACATGCAGACAGCAGGAATTATTGAGTACATCGTAGTGGGCACCACGGTGGTTCTTTGTTCTGCAATTTTATTGTGGGCTTTTAAATAAAAGTTCTTGACTTTCAGTAGTTTAGCTGCTATACTATAAGAGTAGAAACAATCAAGAAAGGCTTTTTCTATGGCAGGTAAAGCAAGAATGAGATTTGTTGCGAGGTCGAATCGCCTTCGCTTTGAACGTGACAGCGGACATTATGCAGGCGTGAACCTTTACGGTGTTGAGTGCATTTACTGTCACGAGTATTTTCCCAATGTAAAGAAGCCAGAGTTTGGCGGTCATGTTTGTAGGAGTTGTAAGTAATGGGGTATAGAAGTGAAGTCGGTTTTGCATGCGACCCAATAGTGAAAGAAATTATTAAAACCGTATCAGAGTGGAATAAAGACCTACGCCAACTTATAAATGACGGAGACGACCTAACCCACGACAAAGAACAAGGAAGATGGCGATGGGACTGGGTAAAATGGTACGAAGGATATCCAGAAATTGATACAATGGAGAGAATCATGCAGTTTGTTGAGAACGCTGAGATGCAGGGTCTAAGTTACGATTCTTTTGGCTTTATCCGCATCGGTGAAGATTACGGGGATATAGAACAAAAGGGTGCCCCATTTGAGTTCGACCTGTATGTGAACAGGAGTGTCGAGATATGAAATTTTCTAAGGGCGCCATCGTCCAGTCTGAATGTGGACAAGTAGCCTGTATACACAGGTCGAAGCTAGTAAAAAACGACGACGTAGAGGTGGATGTTTTTGAAGTTATCTTTCAGAAAGACCCTTCTAAGCGAGCAATATACGCGTATGTCCGTGAAGAAGAATCTCTAGACGCGAGACTACTAGCCAACGCGCCAGATGGAGCAGTCCCAGAGAATATAAGGCTTGTTCAGTGAAGTTGGGTACTTTAGTCCAACATTGCTTTTCAGAAAAGATTGGCATTGTGATGAAAGAAGTGTGGCACCCATTATGTGGTGTTACATCCAGCAATCAAGTGTTTGATGTCCTGTGGCGCGATGGATCCATCGGCCATAACATTTGGAATTATGACTTAGAGGTAATTGATGGCAGCATCAAGACAAGATTTAGTTGAAGCTGTGCATATAGCCGGCATCGTTGCACTTATAAACCAAAAATTTTTAGTTCACTGTGAAGATCATGAGAAGTCTGAGCTTTTAACAGAGATACTCAACGATATCAAATTATATTTAGAACCAACGACAAATAACGAGGTACACTAATGAAGTATAAATCTTTTATCAAGAAGCTCAAGAAGCGGCTAGGCTCGGAGAATCTGGAAATCATCACAGACCAACACGGAGTCAACGGACGCAGAGAGTGGTTTGTATACGAAGGCACTGTAGCCCGATGGTATGTGGAGCCAACAGATTGGAGAGATCCAGAATCGGAACTTGTAGTATCAGGCTTTCATACCAAGGGAGTTGACCAGGAATCTGATCCGATGACAGATTATTTCCCAGGCACGTATTGGAGTAATGCTACTCAACTAATTGACAGACTCAGGGAACCGCCTCCTAAGTATGCTCCAGGTTCCTTAGTTCGCGGTAAGTCAGACAATAAAAGAGCAAAGCGTCATGGATACGCAGGCAAGACAGCCTTAGTTACAAAGGCAAGAGGTCAATATATGCACCTTCAGTTTGTGGATGATGAGTGGTACAATTCTTCAGATGGCTTCTCTACAATGAGCTACCCAGCCCGTGATTTCGAGTTAATCTCAGGATGAGTAAAGAGATTTACAGAATCAGGTATCGAATCGGAAAAGATCGCAGCCATGAAATTATCGCAACAGAAAAGATCTGCAAAAAAAGAGTAGAAGAACTCAAACAAAAGCATGGAGCCGATATAAAATTTTCAAAGATGGTGATGGCACATACCCATCCGAATGGAGCACCGCATGTTTAATGGAGCAGTCGTATTTAGTTTCTCAGTCGTCATGTTTATTCTGGGCGATGCAATCGGAGTTGTCGGCCTAGTCGAAACTTATCACAAAATTTTAAATATTTTTTGATAAAAAGGGTTGATTTTATAATCGAAATAGTATATAATTCTTACTCAAATTTAATATAATAGGAGGTTAAATAATTATGAACATGACAACATCTGATCTCATGAAGGCATCTTTGGTTCTTTGCGCCTACTTTGGATTTATGGGAATCGCAATTTTTTCAGTCGCTTCGTGAATGGTAGACCTTGGCAAGTCTTTGAAACTGCTTCTATGGGCTACTGGCGCAAATGGTAGCGCATCGGACTTTTAATCCGCTGGTTCCGAGTTCGAGTCTCGGGTGGCCCACTAAATTTTATTATTATTTATGAAAGGAAAAAATATGAAAACTAATAGTAATTTATCAAACTTGTGCTTTTTTGCATCATTAGCATCTGTAGCTTGCTCTATCCTAACTTGGGTATCGGTAGGTGATGCAGACCCAGCTCATGCTGAGAGATTTGGTATTTTCATTGGTCTCTGGGCACCCACCTTGATGGGCCTAGCCAATTATTACAGGAAGTGACATGAGTGGGAATCTTGTTGAATTTATTAAGGTTTTTACCCTAGTATTCACCTTTTCTGGTCTTATCCTTGCTGGTAGACGCTATATGTTGAAGTTCGATGAAGAACCTGAAGATGAAAGCAATGTCGTCAATTTCCCAAATCGAAACGAAAAAACAGATAGGATGGATTATGATGGCATGGGGAACTACGGTCGATTTCCAAAAAAGCTAAAGAGAAAAAAGTAATCCAAGCGTGTGTCGTATAACGGCTATTACCTCAGCCTTCCAAGCTGATGATGTGAGTTCGATTCTCACCACACGCTTACTCATTAAAATTTTATTATGAATGATTATCTTGTCTGGTATAGAAAGCCATATGACACATATGATAGAGTGTGTGCTACTGCCAGAAATTACGAGATGGCAGAATCACTAGCAGAGGCAGTCTATTTAAATCTTAGGTCGAGAGGCAAAGAGGTAGCTTCTGTGGGCGTCAAACGCGCCAGTTCAGGAAAGCTGTATTCTGATGAAGATTTCGACCTCCGGTGGGTCGTAAAAAAAAGATGACAAACTCTTGACACAGCACTGTATATTTGATATAATGTTTATATAAACATTAAGCCTCAGTAGCTCAGTGGATAGAGCATCGGACTTCTAATCCGCAGGTCGTAGGTTCGACTCCTACCTGGGGCGCTTTAGCTGGTGTAGCTCAGATGGCAGAGCAGTTGATTTGTAATCATCAGGTCGTAGGTTCGATTCCTGCCACCAGCACATTTTAATTTAAAGGAGTAAGTAAATGTTTGAATTTTTGGTTACGTCAGGAGCAATCGCGGTTGGGTTGCTTGCAGGTCAAATGTTGATTGATTGGTATCGGGGGTAATTATGTTACTAGAAACACATACTGGTAATTTTGTTGATGTTTCGCTACAGGAAATCCAGCAGATGCCGCGGCATGAGCTAGTCAAATATCTCGAACTCCGTGGCTTTGCTTGTTATGATAATGAACCTACAGAGCTTCTAAGAGAGGCAGCAATCGAAGATTGGGAGGGTGAATTAAATGACTAACTTGTCTAACAGAGACATACAAAGATTGTATGATCAATTTAATCCGAATAATATTAAAACCGGCGATCGAGTTTTGGTTAGTTTGGGAGATAGATCCTTTCCTGCACGCATTGTTGGTCTTGACCTAGATTTGAAAAACAAGAAATTGTTTGCAAATTTAAAACTTCTTGACACATCTAAGAGGAACCCGATTCGAGTAGATGCAGCAGACTGCACCGTTTCCTCTGGAGCAATGTACGTAGGACACCACAATAATGGATAAAAATGGAGATACAACAATGGAGCAAAATAATTTTTCTATGTCAAATGTTAGAAGACTAGCCAGCCAGCTAGTTGATGTTCATGATGATAAAAGAAAGAAAGCGTTAAAAGCGATGGCAACGGATATGAAATTAAAGGTTGTAGAGGAAATGGTAAAAATTAGACTAGAAAGGATGCGCGGACCTGATGGGGTAATTCGTGCAAATACGGTGTAAAATATATGGGTAAAAGAGTGACAAATAGCGAAGTCGCTTCGTCATGGGCTCTTGGCGAATCAGCAAAAAATCATAGAGGTAGCTTCTGGACCGATGGTAAGAAAATTTATTCTTATGAACTCCAGATTGGTGACACCACAAAGTCAGGAAAGAAAGTTGTTCGAGATTACACGGCACGGGGCAGTTATGGATTTCAGTCACAGACTACATCTTGCCATATTGGCTTGCTGCGGTATATTCGAGGACATGACACCATTGTCGTTTGACAATTCGCGGTATTTTTTTCTTGACAAGGCCGCAAAGTTCTGATATAATGTACACATAAATAATTGAAAAAGGTTTTATTGTGCAAGAACACAGAATTGTTGAAGTGAAATGGGACACTTCAGATGAAAATTGGAATCCGTTACCAGGAGAGGTTGACTTGCCAGAATTGGTAACGGTGCCAGTTAACGTTAAAGAGGAAGATATCAGCGATTGGTTATCTGATCGGTGGGGTTACTGTCACTTCGGGTGGCGTTGGTGGTCAGCCGACAAAGAATCGAGAACAATGGCAGCTAATGCGTACTCCAGTGACCCTATGTGAGAAAATTTGATGGGCAATAAGCAAGTTAAAGACTGGACCCCGCGTCCTGGCGAATTAGTGCAGATATGGGATCACCACTATCAAAATGGCTCAGAACCTAACTCAGATGATAATATTGGCTGTATCGATGGTCATGGGCAGGTTGGTTATATTGTAAAAATAATAAACTTGAAAACCCGTGGTGCTGTAGGTCCATCCGATTTTTGTTGCGAGGTCATTTGTTTCGGCAAAGATCCAAAGTCGGAGAGAGTTAGAGTTCATGCTGATTGGCTAGTACCCTTGAGAGACCCGTCAGACATAAGAAAGATCGAAATTAATTTGTAAATTAGGTCATTTTTTTCTTGACTTTTGGTTAAAATTTTGACATAATATATATACAAACAATGAGGAAAGGCTCAAAATTATGACAACTCGTATTCACTTTCGACTGGCTGATGATCCCAATAACGAACACGCGCTGTGGTCCGGAGCCTTTACAGTTCCTGGCAACGTCTCTCGTGCCGAGAGCAGGAAACTTGTAGCAAAGCACTTACAGTGCAGCAAGTTGCCACCCCGGACTTTGGTTTTGACTTGTCACGACCTTGAAAAGGGTAAGTGGACAGCCGAAGAGATCCGCGCAGAGACTACCGAGTTAGCGGAAGCGCCAACAAACAAGAGGAAGAAAGCACCAAAAGCGTTTCATGACGTCGGCATGAGCTTTGATCAGGCAGAAGACCTTCTAAAAAAGTTGGGGCTGAAATGATGCTCTGGCGTACATTGGGGGGAAAGTTGATGCTTCGATATCCATATGCAACTTTCTTAGGTCGCACCAGCAAATGGGGCTTATCGTTTAAGAGGTATAATTTTGTGAGGTCCATTGATACAGTAACGCCTTATAGTATTTTGCACTTTGGACCATTTGAACTTTTCATGAGACCGAAGTCTCGTGATATTGATTGGTTTTGACGATTCCAATCGCCGGTATTTTTTTTCTTGTGAGAACAAGATCAGACACACAGCCGAATATGCACCGAGCTACGCGAGAGCGTTTTTAAAGCGGGACGAGCTAGTAAGTTGTGTGTCAAGCCCGTGGGGGACATAGACCAGAGCTAGTCATAGCGTGGTTGCGTAAGCGTGGGAGTGATTCCCAGGGTAGGCTATGTCCAGTTATGAGAAGTTGGGAACCCATAACATTTTTTTGTGATTGTGTACAATAAAACATTTAACTAAGAGGATTTTAAATACAATGAATAACGATGATCTATACGTATCGAAAGATGAGACCACCTATAACACGGTACGCACCAGGACGTGGGCTTATGGCGTTGAGAAACGCTTTTTTCACACGGGATTGCAGCGGCCATTTACAATTACTTCAAGCCAACATGGAGAAGAGTGTACAACTTCGCCAGAATTGGTCACGTTTACAGTGAACGGCACAGGGGTCTATGGTGGCAACATCCGTCCTTTGGAGTTTTACTTGGATAGCGGCGACGTCGATGGGCTAATCAAGATGCTTAAAGAAGTCAAGAAGTCGATGAAACAACGCTAAATAAAAGCAATATTTTTTTCGCGGAATGACTAAAATAATACTTGACAAACGCTAGTCGGTCGGGTATAATGGTAACATAAACAATCAAGGATTATTAAATTGAAGACAGTTGACCAAATGGTGATACACTTTAAGAACCTTCAAGCAAATGCATCGAATACTTCAATGTATGAAGAAGTAAAGTGGCAATACATCAACATGGCTAATGGTGGCAACGGTGGCGCAGCTGGCTTTGTAAGCGAGAACGGTGGGACCACTTGCCGAGATATAAATTATAAAAACTATCCAGATTCATTTTTTGCACAGGTGTGCGAGCGAATGGGTTGGATCGTGGTGGACTAAAATAAAAAGATACAAAGCATTAAAAAAGTTCTTGACTTTTCCATGATGATTTGATAATATGTATATATTGAGAATGAGGGATTGGCTTTCATCTCAAATTTTAAATGATGTCTTTGAAAGGACAAACAAAATGAAGCGAGTAGTAAGTAACATTCAAAACCTTGGATACACAATCACCAACAACCCAAACGCTGAAGCGAATGGAAAGCAAAAGGCAGCAGGGATGATCATTGATCAAACTCTGGTCAATGGCGCTTCAGAAGGTGTTAGTATTCGACTTATCAATGGCAAGCAAAAGTCAGCCGCAGTAAAGCTGGATCGCTTCGCTCTCACCAACCTGCTTGAAGCAGTAAACGAAGTTCTCTCAACGGAAGAATAGTTTTCTCCTTCGTCGCCAGGCTTACGGTTGTGCCTGGTCTTCTGAAAACAACCGATTTTTTAAAATTTTGTTAACTTAATCAAATAAGGTACAATCAATGATGATTCAATCTAAGGGAGTTACAAACTCTCAACACAAAAATGGTTTATGTATTGCACAGCGACGAGGTGGTAAAGAAACCCTGGTGCAATGGTCGAACGGTGATCAGCGATGGATTCCCTCTGAAGATATTGATGGAAAAATTGTTCTTGTTGGGGGCGCCTACGACTATGACGAGATCTAAAGCAAACACCACTCGAAAACCAAAAAATCAATCCGTTGCTAGTTTATGGAGAAAAACGAAAAAAAAGTAACGGGTGCATCAAGGTTAGCTAACTAACCGTTATTATAATAACCACGTTAAAATAAAAAAACGCTTGTTAGCTTGAGCGTTAGTTAGTCAACGGTAAGGTGATTTAATACATATACGCGCTTTACTGTCAACGTAATAATTTTAACGGTGGTGCATCGCAGAGGTAGGGCGATGTAAGTAAAAGACCTACACGCCAGGCCCGTAGCCGGTGTAGGCAAATGTAGGTGCAAGTCACACATCCGTTGTGACTACACTTACCTACATGTAGGGAGGAGCAGCATATGTAGGCAAAGGTCGCATATGTGGGGTCGGCGCCTACAGGTAGGATAATGTGGTACAGAGGTAGTTAGATCTCCCATTTTATCCTACCTGTGGGTTAAAGTGAGATATGTAGGGAAATGTAGGTGTAAAAGATAAAAGAAAACCCGACCACGGATGTAGTCGGGTGTAGGTGGGTGTATGCTTATTTCTTCTTGGTCTTGGACCAAGCAGCGCTCACTGTTTTTGCCTTGGGTCGCCTAGACATAGTAGTTATCCTCCAAGCAATCTTGAATGTAGATCTCATCAGCGGTGGTCGTGGGTCTATCGCCCGATGCAAGCGCCAGCGCCCACAGATCACGCTCAAGGCCATGCTGGCCGGTAAGCCACGCATAGTGCGCTTGTCGTAAGAACCGCGCTTGGTCCGAATCTTGCTCACACATAAACGTGCCGCCCTTGTAATTCACTTCAACTATATTCATATAATACTCAATTCAACAATAAATTTTAAAACAATAAAGAAACGGGAAAGGTGGGGAAGGCACAAGCAGGCTCCGCCGAAGCATCCACCCTAGTTGCGCCTTCCCCGAGGGGACTAGAAGTCACCTTCGACCGATAGAATCTCGGTCAGGGCTTCTTGGAGGTCCGCGATTGCATTGCGATCGAGCTTGACCGCAGCAGACTTGCGCCCGCCGTTCACGAGCCGGAATGATACAACGGCTGACTTGCCGTTGAGAACGGTCTGGTCAATGGTCATGCCAGCCTTCTCATCCTCAGTCTGAACCATGAAACCGATGTTAACAATGTTACTCTTCTGTCGTCGTAAAGCCATGATGGCTCCTTCCATATTATGCGCCGTGGCGCGTCGTGTTGAATAATCCAGCCTTATTGCCAAATTACTCTGTAATTATAACATAATCGAAAACGTCTGTCAAGAACTTTTTTTCGTTTTTTTGCTTTTTTTTCGTCTTGACTTTTTTTCTTGTCTCCGTTGCATATGCCTTATTATAACATTTTTTTTGCCCGCAGTCCACTTATGGGGTGCAAGCCCCTGTAATCATTAAAGAAATCCCCTCGACCTTCAATTTCAAAACGTGCCCGTAAGAACTTTAATGATTCCGCATACTTAGAGCACCCACACGTCATGAAATGTAGGCAAAGGTGTACGCTGTCGGCACAAAAACCTACATGTATCTAAAGTTTTTTTCATTTTTTTTAAATTATTTTTATTTTTTTTTGCGTTCATTTATTAACATGTGAGGAGAAGAAAGATAAAAGAATACATATACTCACAACATAGCACAGTGTAGGTATAGGTAGGACAATGTAACCTTAATTAGATTAACAACTTAGAGCATACGACATATACACACCAGTAAGACAATGTAGGTAACCAGTACCTAATGTATACAGATGTAGGCAAGAAACTTACAGTTAAAATGTTAACATGTAAACAAATGTAGGCAAAAGTAAACAAATGTAGATAAAATATTTACATGTAGGTAAGGGTACTACTACCCCCCCTCCCCCCGTACACGTAGCCGAATGTAAGTCTTACGCCTACATGTAGGGAGATGTGCGCGGGCAGATACACGTTCAACGCGGCTGGAAATTTTCGAGATTTTGGAATAATACAATTGGTCATAGCTATTTAAAGAGTGTAAAGGAGAGCACCCATGAAAATTACCAAGAAAATTTTAGAGAATATTATAAGAGAAGAAGTCAAGAAGCTAGTGCAAGAGAAAAAGCCAACTCAGTCGATCTTGCCAGCCGGGGTGCCCAATCAACCAGCACCATTCGTCGATGATCAAGCGAAAGTCGACCAAGCGCTGTATTTGATGCGTAAGCGAAGAGGCGATGGGGGCATGAGCCCTGAGGAGAAAGAAAAAGCGAACCCAATTAAACGGTCTCATCGAGTTTCAGGAGATATCGGTGCACCTACCAAGGAACGGGCCCATATTATGCAAGCTATTCAAAGTATCCAGGCAGCGCTTAAGACCAAATTGAAAGCCGGCCTTAGTGATCAATACAAATCACAGCTTTTAAGTATGATAGAGGATCTCAAAGATATAGAATCAGCCACAAGATATATGACTACTGGTACCTCGGCGGGTTATACCGGGTGAAATCTATGATCGGAGTAGATAAATGAACAACAAGCAACTAATTAAAGAGTACAAAACATAAAAGAGGGTACCCCATGAAAATCACCAAGAAAATTTTAGAGAAAATCATAAGAGAGGAAATGGCACAGCTACTTAAGGAA